TTAAGGAAGACGCGGATAGATACCCGGGCCGATCGGCAGTCCCACCAGATACCATCCCACCAGCAACAGCAGCCAGACGGCGAGAAAAATCAGCGGGTAAGGGAGCACCAGCGAGTAGTAGGTGCCGAGGCGGGCATCCGGTCGGTAGCGCTGTAGGAAGCCGAGAAACAGCGGCACAAACGGCGACACCGGCGCCAGCGGCAGCACCGATGAATCGGCGATGCGAAAGAGGATCTGCGCAAAGGCCGGGTGAAAGCCCAGCAGCATAAACATCGGCACGAAGATCGGCGCCAGAATCGACCAGATGGCCGAGCCGCTGGCGATAAACATACACAGAAAAGCCGACAGCAGCGCGAGCCCGACAAACGCCGGGACGCCGTTCATCCCGGCGCTCTCCAGCAGGTCCGTCAGACCGACGGCCATAAACTTGCCCATGTTGCTCCAGTTGAACATGGTAGATATAAGTAATTATAACAACAATTTAAGTGTTCGAGGGGTTCTATTGGGGTGCTTTGGTGTGCAAAAATAAAACCGGATGCTACGTAATGGGCGGCATCCGGAATTATTGTAACAGTATCACTTACTGTCGCCTTTCATCTGCTCCAGTAAGTCACGCCCTTTCTTCAACTGCGCATCGATGTGATTCGCAAGGTCTTGAATATGGATCATACGTGGTGCCTTCTGGCTCTCTGCCGCCCGGAAGGTCGGAATGGGTATCTCGCCCATAGCCGCGCGTTTTTCTGCGGTTGCTGGTTTCAGCCCAAAATACTTTTCGCACACCTGGCTGAGCGGAACCGTAGCCGAGCCGTATTCGGCCATTAATAAAAACATTGTGTTCATCTTCACTCCCTCCAGCTTTCAGGCCGCGATAGTGGCACCACGTCTCATACATGCGCTCAACCACTTCCCGGCGGTAGTATCTGTGACTGTTTCGCGGTTAATGATGGCAATTTCTGCGCTCATGCTGCACCTGCCTTTTTAATTGGCCACGGGGCGTACTCACCCTGAGGAAGTTCATCGGTCACATCGTGGGATGCCCATGCAAAAAACTTTTCAATTGTGGTCTTTGGGAAATGCCGTCCAAAAGAAACTGATGGGCTGTCATACTGGACGTGCGTCCCATTGAACCAGAGCACAGTACGGTCGTTAACCAGTGGCTGTATGAGAGTGCCAGCTGCGCGCGGCCGCTTTGCCCGGTAGGTTCGTCCAACCTTTATTTCGAGTAAGTCGCTCATGCTGCACCGCCTTCAACGCGCTTGAACTCGATAACCCAAACCCAGGGGTTAGTGCGCCAGCTGTCAGCGCCGTAGATCGATTCCCATAGCAGTTGAAACGCTCGTACAGGATGTTGCGCATTTACGACGCCAGGAATGCCGAAATCGGAATGTGAACATGTCGTCAGGTTCTGGATTCCTTCTCGCATAGCATCGACATCGTGTATTGAATTAAGGCGCTCAACCCGCACGTCGGTGATTTCCAGCAGAATGCGCCTGGCCCAGCGCGGCATGTGGATAGAAGGAACCCATTTGTAACCGCGAATATCAGCATCTGATTTAGCTAGTCGATCAGTGGCGGCGTAACGCAAATCTTGGCAATGCCCCTCCTGAGGCTTCACCTGCTCGTAACTACCAGGCTCAAGCGCTGCGAACGTCTCTCTAACCCAGATGCGATCGCCTGGCTTGCCATGAGGACAGATAATCGAAACCATCTGCCCATTACCCAAAATTACAGGGTGAATCACTCCACGAAGAGATTCCGCTTTCTGCAGAATTTGTTCTTCTGTCAGACCCTGATAATGATTGGCTGCGAGGGAAGTGGCCCAGTCATAGGTTGTTGCCAGGCACGCTATATCCAGATTCAGCTTTACTTCGCGCCGCGTCTGCGTCTTCCGGCCGTCGAGAATGGCCCGCACCATCTCCCCGTTAAAAATCATTCCGCGCTCAGTCATTCCAGGCCTCCAGTTCGTTCTCGATCTCGTCGTCGATTTCGTCGTTGGTAGCGTCTTCGTCCAGGTAGTCACGCGCTTCTTTCAGGTACTGCTCATGGCGCTCCCGATACCAGGCCGAAAATTCTGGCGTCCAGCCGTTTAGCTTGCCGTCATAGTCAACCTTGGCGTTACGTTCAGCCATGCTCTCAACCATGCTATAAGCGGTGGTAAGCGCCGCTTCGCGGATATACCCGCGCAGGTCGCTTTTGCGCCAGTAGGGGTTATGCTTCGAGTCGCAGACAGATTTAAATTTCACTTCCCAGCGGCGGATACAACGCGCGTTTAATGATTTGCTCATCGTGATGCCTCCGCTTTAATCGCTTTATACGCGCGTAATACGTGAGTGGTTTTACCGGTAATAACCGTTTTTAAAATAAAGAAACCGCTACGTTTAGCGCGAACGGAAGGGGCAAGGAATAATGCCGTATCAACGGCACGGTTATGAAGACGGAATTCAAAAACCGTGCTTGTAATCGTGGCGCTAGCAATTACACCTTTATCGTTAAATTCTATTTTCATGATTGTGCTTTCCTGTCTTTAAGTTGGTTGTATCTTTCATGGCTCATAACCTCCCAGCAGGTCCCGTTATTGCGGGATAAAAAGCGCCTTTTCTTCCAATCTTTAAACTTAAATTTCCGCATTTGATGCGGCATGGCTTTATGTTTCCTTTGCTATACAGGCTGAGGATTTGCGATGCCTTTTCGTTTACATGCGGTGGAATACGGTTGGATGTGATTATCATCCTCCACCTACCAGCGCTTGTGGGCCAGGTGTCCAGGGCGTGACGGCAAGGTTTTACGAAACGAGGAAGCAGCAGCAGAGAGGGCGATTTTCTGCTTTTCTTTCTCATTGCATACCGGGCAGAAATAAAAGTCTCTCCGATAAGCGCCCTTGCCAGAGGGGCGGTATTGCAGCTCATTGCGAGCAAAAGAACCGCCGCAACCATGACAGTGCAACTTTAATTCTTCCATTTACATATCTCCGGGTGAATTTAATGTGTGGTTATACCTGCCAGTAAAGGCATTAAATAAAAAGTGATGATATTAGTAAGAAACTTCGGTATTTATTTTATAATGTGCATTGCCAGTGTCTGCGTTAACAGAAACCAAGTCGCCATACATATCATGATTCAAAATGACATCATTGAATTTCAGAGCTGAGAGAGAGTCTTCGCGACCGCAAAACATAAAATCTTCTGCATGCTTTGCTTTCTCGAAAATATCTTTCATAGAGGAAAACGCTTCGGCCCACATTTCGCCATTGCCAATAAATTGCGCAATAGCCAGCTTGCTTTGTGCCGCTTTAAAAGCCGGGTTGCCATGCAGTAAATTAGCCATAGAACACCCCTTTGATATACATAAATTCGACAGCCACGCCTGCCCAGAAAACCAATCCGATGGCCAGCGCGATAACCAGGGATCGAATGCCGTTTCTGCTCATTTGTTACTCCAGAATGGGAAGCTGATAACGACAACAGCAACCAAAAACACGGCAACCTTTAAACAGAACCGGTGCCACGCAGGTACTTCATGTTCGCGGATCATTTGCCACTCCTTACTGTCATGTGAAGTTAAGTACCAACAGACCTTGCAATGCAGTGCCGGGTGCCTCCCGGTGATACCAGCCAGTTAACAACTGGTATCGGCAGCTTTCTTTCCACCCCACTTCGGGAAACAAGTGGTACTGCTTTAACTGAACCGCGTGCGCATAGCCGCATTCACTGCATTGCAAGGTCTGTTGCTTTTAGCCTTCTGGCGGCCAACCGAACGTTTGATGCTTATCAACCACTGTGCGGTGATTGGTGTTGCTTGGATGGATTGATAATAGCAATGAGTATTAGTCATAGCAATACGTATTGATATTGATTAATAGCTATAGGAATTAAATTGCTGATAGCTAAACGAATTTATTTTTTATGCACGTACTGTTATGCTTAAAAAAACATCAATAGGGGGCGGCTATGTTGAATGAGGATGAATTTTTCGCAGAGATGCACCCGCAGATAGCGCAGGTTATCGGGATAGCGGTTATGCAGCTTCTGGTTGAGAAGTGCGAGCCATCAAGAGAGGCGCTGATAGAAATGATTCAGGTGTTGTGGCAAGGTGACCAGGTAGATCTGGCTGTGGAGTTGGCGCTTGATGTGCTGGTGCTGCGGAAAGAGTAAGGTAATACATTCAAAAATTAAGGAGGCAACATGAGACCGCCAATCACAAAGGAAGAAGTCGAGTTACTGATGCAGGATATGGAGATGCTGGCAGAGCAGCATCTAGTAGGACTGGAGGCGTTAGAGGCTCTGAGACTGCTGGAGATGCGCAGACAGACCGGTAAGCTGGAGGCTATAAAGCGATTGATATCGCATGGAAAGGAGTAGGGCAGTAAAAACCCGGCGCGGTGGCCGGGGATGTTTTTTTTGCTTAATGCTTAACGATGGTTTGCTAAGCCACGAAAAATAATTAGTGGTGTTATACCAAAGGATCCTACAGGTCTCCCCATTATATTTCTCATCATGATTAACATGCTATTCATGGCATCTTTTAAATCATTGGATACTGTAGGGTATGGTGCAGTTGGATTATCCAGTTTTGTATCATCAGCATAAGCATCAACAATACATAGTATATGCCACTCACCGGGAATGAAGGGGCCGTACTTTAAAGAAACATCGCTCAAGGTAGTTGTCAGGTTGGATGGTTCAACCGACATCCAACTGTAGTTTCCATAACTATCAGCAAAGTCAATGTGCGTAGTTGGAGGAAGCATCTTTACTAACTCCTCCGCATTTTCAAATTCTGAGATGCTTTCCTTCAGCAGGCCCTTAGCTTTAGGATTTTTCTCATTCTTCATCTCGTTGATTTTTATCTTTTTAACTATTGGCATGCACAAGTGAACCATTTGTGCATCGAATATTTTCATCATGCCTTTTATTAGGACTATGTCGCCTAGTCTAGCATCATTTAAGCTCGCTTTTATCCTTCCTGATTCAGAAAGTTTATCTAAAAGATTCAGCGGGATGCTCCATGATGAGTCAAATAATCTTTCTTGACTGCGATTCCAAGATTCAGAGGCGTTAGTTTTAACGCCTATCAATGACAGCCCCGCCTTAAGCTCTTTAAGGTCTTTTTCAGACTCTCCAGACGTCTGCTTAATACTATTAAGAACTCCAGAAGGGAAAAGCTGCGCAGTTATAGCATTTACACGCTCTTTATCCACATAAAAATAATCAAATAGTGAATCTGTGCTTTGTGAGTCTTGATCCATCACTACGTTCCTCTTGTATCTTTTCTTTTTCCCGAGCTATATTCTTCTGGGTTTCTTCAATTTCGTCATTGATGATCTGCAGCTCATCAATGCCTGCTTTCGGTTTGGCATTTTTGAGGTGTTTCAGCATTTTACGTATCATGACGATTCTCCAAGGGAACATATGATTAAATTATGTTCTCTTTAAGCCATTAAATCAATTGATGCGGCCTTATATAGCGTACTTCAACGCTTGCTCACCCTCCCGGTGTCACATAGCCACCAAAGACAAACCAAGTCAAAAACGCCACCGCTACGATGAATACGACCACGGGGAAAACTATCCCAATTTTCATAATCAATCTCTCATTTACCCATGCTTCCTGTACGTCTGCGGCATGCTGCCGATCACCTTGCCGAACACGAAAACCCGGTTCATTTCGTCTTTCTCGATCGGGTCCCAGGCTGCATAGCTCTTGTTGTCTGAGATAACCAGCAGCTTGTCCTTCATCTTCTGCAGGCGCTTGACGTGAGCAGTGTCGTCGTACAGGAACGCGTATATCCCGTCGCCGTCGAAACTCTTTACGCTGATGTCGACGAAGAGCAGATCACCAGGCTCAATCGTGCCAGACATGCTATCGCCGCGGACGTTGATAATCCGAATGTTCTCAGCCTTACGCCCATCGAACATGTGGCGAGCTTCTGCCGGTGCATATTCAACGGAGTGGAGAATCTCGACGAACTCCTGGTTCACAATGCCCGGTCCTGCACTGACCATAAGATCCAGCACATCAATCCTGAATGCATCAGCCACCTGACTTTTAACCTCGGTAGTTCGAAGCAGTCGGCCATCATCACGCATCGGGCCATTACCGGTTGACAGCCATTCAGACCTGACACCCAAAGCATTAGCTATCTCGACGATCTTTGTTGACCCTCTGGCGTTTCCACTAACCAGACGCCAAATGGTCGGCTGAGCAATACCTGAGGCTTTCGCAAGTGCCCCTTGGGACATTCCAGCCAAAGACATGGCTTCGTTTAAACGATCTGCAAGAGTTTCTTTTTTCATAGTTTCAAATTTATACGCTTGCGTATTGATGGTCAAAACACGTTTTGCTATTGCTATAATCAATACGCATTGCTATTATCTCGATGAACCAATACTTATAGGAATTGGAATATGACAAATAAAACCATCCAGAAGGCAATTGATATCGCTGGCAGTCAGAAAAAATTGGCCGATCTGTGTGGCGTAGCGCAGCCGACAGTTTGGCGTTGGCTGCATGGCGGCGGAATTGATGCCCGCTATGTGATGAAAATCGTGTCTGCGACTAACGGCAAAATTAAGGCGGCAGAGATTCGGCCTGACCTTGCACAGTTGCTGAGTGCAAATTCACCGGCCGCCTAACCAGCGGCCTTTCAATCAACACCAGAGGAAGTATCACAGATGGAAAATTCAACTGCACGAAACAAACACCAGGCGCGACAAATTGAGACCTGGCTGCAGAACCAGATCGCCATTCGCGGCACTACGAACGTGGCTAAGGCGATGGGTTTAACCAAGTCAACCGTCAGCAAATGGAAAAAAGACTGGTTCCCGAAAGTGGCCATGCTGCTGGCTGTTCTTGAGTGGGGCGTTGTCGACGATGACATGGCCCGGCTGGCAAAGGAGGTCGCTTTAATTTTGCAGAGCGACAAGGGCAAAGAAACTTCTCAGATGGAGGCGTAATGACCGGGGGAGGTTCTGAAAAGGTGAAAGCCGCAGTGCTGGAACACCAACGGCTTTCTGGTGCAAAAACGAAGAGGTAATTGCGAGGTAATTATGCCTGACCACAAACAAAAATCAAATACACCCCGATGCTCTGCATGCCGCAGGGCTAATCAATCCGTTGCTGTTAAAGCGCCGTAACTCCACTAACTCTGGAGGTGACTATGTGTAACCACTCTGCTGCTGAACTGATTGCGCGTCTGAAACGTGCTTATCCGGCGTATGAGCCGTCCGAAATGGGTAATGCCTGTGATGGTATCCCTAAGGCCGGATCTCGCTTCCAGCACAGGCACAAGAGCCACATGGTGACGGTGATTACTGCAACTGAGAAAGATGTGTCCTATCGCAAAGCCTGCGGGAAAGTTGGCTGGATGGGGTTACGTGAGTTTTTACGGCTACACAATGAGGTTTTGGTATGAGCAATCAGGTCTTTGAAATTGTTCAGGCCATGTCAGGGCAGGGGAACTGCATAACGATTCCCGGCCCGTATCTGGATTTCTTTGCAGGAGACAGGCAGCAGCATTTGCTGGCAGCGATTCTGAATCAGCTGGTGTTCTGGTCGGGTAAGTCGAGTCTGGATGATGGCTGGTTTTACAAGGAGCATGCTGCGCTGGCGAAAGAGGTTCACGCCAAAGACGGCGATGTTGTCCGGAAAGCGATGTTCAAAATTACGGATCAGTACCTGTCTGGCGTTATCGAAGAAGAGCTTCGCCAGGTAGGTGGAACACCCAAAAAACATTACCGGATTGACCAGGAAGCGCTTATTTCCCGGATATTCCCGTTAACACTGGATTCGGCTCAAGAGCCGAATGGGAATAAGTCATTGAAAGGCACGGAAACGGCTTATAAGCCGAATGGAATCGGCGCAAAAGCCGAATCGAAGCAAGTTACTGAAAACAATGGAAACGGCTCTCAAGCCGAATGCATTCGTCCCAAGAGCCGAATGGAAACGGCTCATGAGCCGAATCCTGGAATCGGCTCTCAAGCCGAATCCTATCTCTATACAGATCTTAAAAACAGATCATTACATACAGATCATAAAAACCACGCGGGAGAGATTTCTCCTGTGGATAACTTTTCTGAATCGACTCAGAAAACTGTCATCCCGGAAGCTACCGAAGCAAACAGCCTGGCTACCGATGACGATTTTGACCTCGCTACGTGGTTCTGGTCGACCATCATCGAGCTGTACGAACGCGCAGCAGAGTTCGACGGCACTCTGGCAAAACCGAGAGAGCCGAACTTCTCAGCCTGGGCGCAAGAAATTTGCATGCTGCGCCAGGAGCACGGCTGCAGCCACGACCAAATCCGCACCATGATTGAGCGCATTCAGCGCGATCAGTTCTGGTGCTCCCGAGTTCAATCCGTGAAAACCCTACGCAGCAAATGGCAGGAGCTGGCTCTGAAGTTATGCCCGGCAAACCTGACAACCGGCAGCTCGTTCGGTGTGAGCAGCAAACTGGATACCGACATCCCGAAAGGTTTCCGGGGCTAACAAATTTAACCGTGAGGATATCTCTGATGGAAAAAATTACTGACGTGCTGAAAGAGCTGGAGAAGGTCACCTGCCGTGAGCTGGCTGTTTATTTCGACCTGACAGCACCTGAAATGCTGGCCCGCCTGATGGTGCTGGAGCGTGAAGGCAAAGCACAAAACCTGAATGGTTACTGGATGCCAGGTGGAAGCACCGAGCCCGTAGCAGTAACCAGCAAACTCACCGCGCTGGATATCAAGCTGCTCCAGTCGGTGCCGGTTGGCGTCTGGTTCGAGTGGCAGTCCCTCGCGGGTTTTATTGATCGCCCTCGCTACCGCTGCGAGCGTCTGGTGGCCGCCGGGTTTATGAATTCGAAGGTAACCAACCCTGGCAATCCGTTTCACGGCACTAAATTCCAGAAAATCCGCGAGGTGACCCGGTGATGCGAGAGATACCTGATTGCCCGGTCTGTGGTTCAGCTGCGGAGTTCTATTTTCGGGATTACCAGGCTGGCGCCTGCTCCGGGGCCCTGAGATGCCCTTACGGACATCTCCGCGTACAGGATAGCTACTGGGCTGGTGGCAAGAGCAAATCGAAAATCCGGCTGATTGAAAAGTGGTCTCAGCAGGTCGAACAGAAAAAAGGTGAAGTGAAAAATGGCTAAAAACTCGATCGACGCGTATGGCGCCAGTGGTAAAACGAACGTTCTGATGTTCGAACCGGAAAACCTGCACCTGGTCACCGATAAGAGCCACCCGCTTTACGATGAGCGTATCCACTTGCCTATCAGCGAGGCAATGGTGTTGAACATCATGGATCAGGGTGTGCTTGAGCCTATCATCGTCTGGAAGGACCCCGAAAGCGGGCTGGCCTGTGTGGTTGATGGCCGTCAGCGCGTGCGTCATACCCTGGAGGCTAATAAGCGACTGGTTAAACAGGGTGACTCTCCATTGCTGGTTCCTGCGGTAACTAAACGCGGCTCTGCCGTTCGAATGGCTCAGGCAATGGTCAGCGCAAACGAAATCCGCCAGGCCGATACTCCGCTGGGCCGAGCAAAGAAAATGGCTGATGCGCTGGAGCGTGGACACGATGAGGACGATTTAGCGCTGATGTTTGGCGTGAGTGTCCAGACCGTACGCGCAACGCTGTCACTACTGGATGCCACCCAGGCAGTCAAAGACGCTGTGGAGTCCGGCACGGTGACGGTTACCCAGGCGCGTCAACTGGCATCACTGAAACCCGAAGAACAGCGGGAAAAGGTAGCGGAAATCGAGCAGGCGACCGCTGGCACAACCGGCCATGAAAAAGCCCGGCGGCAGCGCCAGATTCTTGGTGAAGCGAAGCCACGCTTGAAAACCAGAAAAGAAATTACTAAAGCTTTAGAAGGTGCCACTGGCGATTACGCTGCGGCTCTGCGCTGGGTGCTTGGGGAGGCTGTATGAACAAAGACGGATTAACACTCAACCAACTGGCAGAACGTAATGCCGCATTGGTCACTGAGGTCGAGAAATTACGTGCCGAGCGTGACCAACTGGCTGCGGAGAATACCTATCTTCTCAACGGCGCAGCCCTTGAACTTAACACTTCATGGATGTTCCACAAAACGATGCTTGGCGCACAGGCGGCCCTGGTATGTCTTGCTCATGGATATCAGGCTGCAGCTCGCGAATGGCTGGAAGGCACCACCGACGAAGCTTGGGCTGCAATCCCTGATGATATTTCCGTTGGTGAACTGCCTGAATGGTTCGACAGCCAGATGGTCAGCAATGACGGGAAAAGCGGATTCCTGACCCGGGCAGAAGCCGAAGAGGCTATCAAGAAGGCATGCCCCGCCACCGACGCCTTCCTAGCCGGGATTAAGGCTGATGCCATTGATGAAGCCGCGGTAGAGCTCGACCGGGTCGACACTGTGGCAAGTACCAGAGTAATCGGGTTCAAACTCCGTGAGTATTCCCAGCAGTTGCGCGAGGGGGCTAAATGATCCCCGACATTAGTTCGTTAATCACTGCTGGCGCGCTGTTTGTCTCCAACCATTCTGGAGGCAAAGATAGCCAAGCGATGCTCATCCACCTGCTTGAGGTCATCCCGCCGAAGCAGCTTGTCGTCGTGCATGCGTCGCTTGGTGCGATGGAATGGCCAGGAGCGCTGGAGCTGGCCCAGAAGCAGGCAGAGGCCGCAGGCATACCGTTCATCGTCGCCCGTGCACACAAGACCCTGCTGGAGATGGTAGAGCGTCGATTCCTGAGCCGCCCAGAGGTTCCGAGTTGGCCTTCTGCCAGTACCCGGCAGTGCACCAGTGACCTGAAGCGCGGACCTATCCAGCGCGAGGTTAGAGCCTATGCAAAGGCCAACGGGTTCAAGGTCATCGTTAACTGCCTGGGCCTGCGGGCTCAGGAGTCGCCAGGTCGCGCAAAGCGGCAGGCGTTCCGGAAGAACGAGACAGACTCCAATTCCGTTCTGACCTGGTACGAGTGGCTACCGGTTCATGAGATGAAGGCCGAAGAAGTGTTCGCCACCATCCGCGAGACTGGTCAGGAACCGCATTACGCTTACGCGCTGGGTAATGAGCGTCTGAGCTGCGTGTTCTGCATCATGGCAAGCCGCAACGATCTGAAGAACGGCGCAACGCATCACCCTGACTTGTTGGAGCATTATGCGGCACTGGAGGCCCGTACTGGCTACACCATGCACATGAATCGGATCCCGATTAAGGAGCTTGCAGCATGACTGATATCACCGGACTGGCGCAGCGGAACGAACTGCTGATTGCAAACGGGCAGCAGACAGCCGACCTGCTACGCCACCTGGCAGATAACGAAATTGATTCTGACTATTTTGCCGTTGCGTCGGAGTGCGAAAGCTACGGGAAAGAAACTGACGCTGAGCTCTCAATCACGGAGTTTGCCCTCCGTGCCGCTGGCTACGTTGATGCGCTGGTAGAGGCGCTGGAGAAGGCGCAGAGCAGAGACGTAATCCAGTCAGCTAAAGACTACCATTTCGACCAGCAGGCAGACCGCATCGCCGAGCTGGACGCAGAGCTTGAGCGGGAGAGAGAAAAATCACGGCGCGTGATGTCTCGCATCGCCGAGCTGGAGTCCCGCACCGTGAAGCTGCCGGATGATGAAGATGGCCAGGCATACGGATTTGGAAAATGGGCAAACGGGAAACTTCCTGCGACAGCAGGAACCATGACATTTGCATATTGCGAAGATGCCTGGCGGGCTGCCTTTGAGGTGTTCTCGTCTACCGCTGGCATCAAGGTGGAGGCTGATAGCCTCGATGCTGACGTGAACGACAGAAATCAGCCGGGGATGGTTGTAGCGGTACATATCGATGTCGGCGACTTCGTGAAATTCAGAGGTCGGGTGTATGAGGTGAAGGAAACCGACTTTGACGACCACGACGTCACTTTATGGTTCGTTTGTGGCGAGGTGCTGAAATGCGCAGCAGGTTGCCCGATAGAAGTGGTTTCTGCGCCGGTGGAGGATGAGTGATGGATACTAACGAATTGCTGGAACACATTGACGCCGGGGACTATTACGAGGCCAGTTTCCTGCTCAACGAAAAATGCCCAACTGCTGAGCGCAGATTTAAGCGCCTCACAAAAGGCCTGGCGGAGTTACTCAAAGACGTGCAGAAAGAGTTCCCTGACGCGAATTATTACACCGCCTCCGGTGATTTTAACTTGCTGCTTGGTAGCGCAACTGACTGCGGTTCCACTGAGGGTAATCTGTTGATTGCCGTTTCAGCCAGTGAATATCTGAGTGTTGGCGACGGAGATTTCTAAATGACCAGCAAATTTACCAGAGAGCAGTTAATTAAAAAGGCGCAAGAGCAAATTGCGTTTTGCCGTCACACGAAGATAACGGGTGAAGGCCTCGCCCATGTAAACCAATGTGCGGTGTTGTTTGAAATCGCGCTGGCCGCAATGGACAGAGACAAGGTACGCAATGAGCACGCCGAGTGGTCACAGGCAACTTTCGGCAATGTCGGCCCGGTTGGCCCGCTGAAGCACCTCAGCAAAGAAGCGCTGGAAGCTGCTGAACAGCCTGGCGACCTGTCGGAATGGGCTGATATGCAGTTCCTGCTGTGGGACGCCCAGCGCCGGGCTGGTATTACAGACGAGCAAATCACCCAAGCGATGATCGAAAAGCTGGCTGTGAACAAACAACGCGAATGGCCGGAGCCGAAAGACGGAGAGCCACGATTGCATATCAAAGCGCAGCCAGCGCCGGAAAGAGCACACAAATGGAGCTATGGGCTAGTCCATCCTGAAAACTGCCAGTGCATAGAATGTCGGTCGGCCAGAATCAATGGAGTAAAGCCATGAAAGACCATGAAATCCGCGAGCTGGTCAATCAGCTGCGAGACGTCGCTATCAAATATCACGGTGCCGGTCAGTTACGCGAGCAGATTGCTCGTACTGTCCGCGCCGCAATCCTCCAGGCTCAGTCCGACGACGACGGCGAGCCAACCGACGATGAGCGCATTATGGCTATCGAGGGCATTCACAGTTGCGAACGGTGCGGCGATGAAGGTTGGTTTGTCGGTGAAATGGGCATCACTCGCTGCGCGTGTGGTCAGGTTGGCAACTCTCCGGCAAATCCGGGTTGTTGGTGCCGCACATGCCGTCCTGTGGCCATTAACGATATGCGCTTCGTGGTGTGTCCAGACTGCGGGAACAAGAGATGCCCGCGAGCGAATGACCACAGAAACGCCTGCACGGGCAGCAATGAGCCCGGCCAGGAAGGAAGCGCATATCCGGCCGACCCGCAGGAGGTACCTGATGGAAAATGATAGCGATAACGTCATCACTCTGGTGCAGCCAAAGCGCGACGAAGCTACGCTGCTGAACATCACTGTAGGCGACAAAAAGACATACGATGAACAGCGCTGTAAGCACCTGTCGATTGAAGTCAGTGAAAAGGAACGCACAGTACATTGCACCCGCTGCGGCTGTGCTGTTGATCCGTTCGACCACATTCTCCAGTGCGCTACTAATGGAGAGCGCGTAGTCACTGAGATAGCGCAACTTCACCGCCGTCGTGACGAGCTGCGGGAGTCTGTAGCCAACCTCGAACGCGAAGAGAAAAACGCAAAGGCCAGATTACGCGCTGCCAGAACGTCAATCCTCTTCGCAGAAAACGACCTGAAAAATACAGAGCAGGGGATAAAACAATAAAACGCAAACACGCTATTTGTTATCAACAAATCACAGGTTTGTATTTATGCGAATGATAACCAGAAAGAAGCCAGCCTTCACTGAACTGTATCAGACCGGCGTACTGACTCGCATAGCTGCCGTAAAAAGTCCTGATGGCGGTGGCTGGCGATTGTTCGGGTTGTGGCGGGGCAAGGAGATAGCGGTGTTTGTGGAGGCTGCTCGCGGAGGGATTCGCGAGTGGTCCGGTCTGGATTATCTCGCTAACTTTTGCGCGAGTTGCGGCATTAGCCTGTGGGAAGTTCACAACAAGGTCGCTGAAAAAGCTCCTGAATAAGACCCCGCTCTGGCGGGGTTTTCTTTTCTAAAAATCTGACGGCAAACGCAAAACTAACTACCTGTATTTCTCTGTCTGATTTATAATAACAGCGGGCCTGAACAACCCAGCTTATCGATCGCTGTGCCACGGAGAAAAACCGATGGCGCAGAAGAAACACCCTCAAAAGCTTTACCCCCAGACACCGGCTATCGCTGGTGTTTCTGCTTGTCTGTCGCACCATGGCGGTGCGATATGAGAGCTCCCCGTCGCAGATGCAAAGCACCCGGTTGCGGTGCGTGGTTTAACCTTACCTACCTGAACGTTTACTGGTGCTGCGAAGAGCATAAGAGCCAGTACCTTGCGCTTCAGCGCGAAAAACAGAAAGCCAAAGCGCAAGAACGGTTAAAAAATAAGCCCGTTCATCATATCCGCACTGAGTCAGTATCAGCGGGAAAATCCCTGAGCCACTGGCTTGAAGTCACTGAACGCGTGGTTAACACGTTATGCCGTGAGCTTGCCCTTGCCAATGGAGAAGGGTGCATTTCCTGTGGCACTCGCCAGGCTGCTGTCTGGCATGCCGGGCATTATCGGACAGTCGCTAAAGCCTCCCATCTGCGGTTTACCCGCATCAATATCAATCTCCAGTGCGACGAATGTAACGTCGGAAAGTCCGGGAATAAAAAGGCCCACCGCAAAGGGCTGGTGGAAAAATACGGCGAATCTGCGGTTCTGGAGCTGGATAACGACAACAGAATTCACCGCTGGACCATTGAAGAGTTGGAAGCCATCCGCCTGCAGGCTTATGCCGACCTGCGTGCACTGAAAAAATCTCAGGAGGCAGCATGAGTAAGGGGACTGTTATCTGCCTATGTGATTTAACCGGGAAAATGGCTGAGCCATGGGTTGAGGCTGGCTATCGTGCTGTCCTGGTGGATCCGCAGCATCCTGAGACTCGCATTGAAGGAGGCGTAGAAAAGATTTCGGCAACCATTCTGGAAGCGATGCCAAGGCTTTCTCAAATCATTCGCACCGAGAACGTTGTTATGGTCATTGGTTTTCCGCCATGCACTGACGTTGCGGTCTCGGGCTCCCGCTGGTTCGAGGCTAAACGAGCCAAAGACCCTCACTTTCAGGCCAAGGCCGCGCTGGTCGCTGAGCAATGCCGGATGATTGGAATGGTGACAGGTTGCCCGTGGGCTTTTGAAAACCCGGTCAGCGTGTTCAGTAGCATCTTCGGCTCATCCGATTACACATTCCATCCGTACCAGTTCACTGGGCTGTGCGTGGATGACAACTACACGAAGCAGACCTGCCTCTGGACTGGCAACAACTTCGTCGCGCCGACAGAGAGCATTCACCCGATGGTGGAGGCGGCCATCGACACCGTTAAGCTGGCCTGCGGTCGGATGGTGCCGAAGAAGAAGGCGATCGAGACCACCTCAGAAACATCTTTCGCTGGATTGGTGGTCGACTGGTATCCGGACAACCGCATTCACGAATGCCCTCCTGGCGACGATCGCGCCAACATCCGAAGCGCAACCCCGCTTGGCTTTGCAAAAGCGGTATTTCTTTCAAATGCCCCGCACCTCAATAAAAAACAGGAGGTCGCATGACTAATTTTTACTGTGAAGCCCTTACGGCCCTGCGTGCAGCTCCCCATCACTATTTGAAAGAAGTCGGCGACCAGTGGCGGACTCCGGATCTGTTGTTCTGGGGTATCAACGCGATGTTTGGTCCGTTGATGCTTGACCTGTTCGCTGATGACAGCAACGCAAAATGCCCCGTCTGGTACACCGCAGAAGATAACGCGCTGACACAAGACTGGTCGGAAATGCTTTCCTCAATCGGAGGCGCAGCCTACGGAAACCCGCCTTACAGCCGCTCTCAGTACCACGAAAAGCAAGCTATCACTGGCATGACGCACATCATGAATTACGCCGCTGCACAACGCGAGAAGGGCGGTCGCTATGTCTTCCTGGTGAAGTCAGCCACAAGCGAAACGTGGTGGCCGGAAGATGCAGATCACGTCTGCTTTATTCGAGGGCGAATTGGTTTCGATTTGCCCGAGTGGTTTAAGCCAGCCGACGACAAACAAAAGCCAACCAGTGCGTTTTTCGCTGGTGCCATTGTCTTGTTCGATAAGTCATGGGCTGGCGAGCGGTTTAGTTACATCAATCGAGCGGAACTCGAAGCGAAGGGCCGCGCATTTATGTCACTGGCGCAGTTTGCTGCTGGCAAGGGAGAAATTGCATGACACCACTTCAACGCCGCAGGCAAAACACCGCTATGTCAGAGGTCGCGATCGCCACACACAAGCGTTACCTTGGGCGCCCGGAACTACTGACCGGCATCCAGTCAGCCTGGATTAAGTCGCTTCTTACAGTATGGGGTGAGAGCCAGCGAGGGGAGACATACCCACGCAAGCCCACAGCGCACTCATGCTGGTGGTCAGTAAAGGGAACCCGATGGTCAGATAAAGCGTTAGAGCGCTTTACGGCGGCAATCGAGCAGGCAAGGGCAGAGGGCTTCCGTGGGCCCAATGCTCTGAAGCGTGCGCAGGTAATTCTCTGGCCGAAGCAGGAGGCCAGCTTGATAGATACCGCCATCAGTAACGATGACGCCGAATTCATGGAGAAGTGCGTACTGGATGCCTTTGAGGTTACCGACCCGATTTACATCGTCGGATTGAACTACTACACAACCAGAAAAAAAATATCTGACATAACGCGAGAACTTCAGAAGCTGGCGCCCTGGCTGACGGCGGACCAGTCGAGAGAGCGCGTGAAATGGTGCCTCAAGATATTTCAGGGGAAGATATTTTTAGCCGCACGCAAAAACCTGAGGGCTTAGATTTTAGCTTTTTGTGCTCATAATTAAAATTAACATTGATTTTCACCCAGAAGTTTAGATAATTCATTCATGCTTGGCAGAGCTGCGCCGCGATGGCAGCGATGAGAAGCGACAATTTGAACATGACGAAAGCCCCGCCCTTGCGGGGTTTTTGCTTTCCGGCGATACGACAGGGGTATTCGCGAGATGCATTGCATCAGTACCCCTGTCACATCGTCGTATTGCAAACAAAACCAGAAAGCCTCGGTACTCGCCGGGGCTTTGTCATTTCTGCAATCCGGTCAGGGCTCTTGGGTAGAGACGTGCTGCACGACACGTTAAAGCCTTCCGCGCAGAGCTCTGAACCAGATTGAAGTTACTCAGCAATAAAAAAGCTGCATGGCATCATTTTCTTACATTCTATTGACCAGAAAATTGACATGTTGTTAATCTATTCGTGTGGTGAATCCCCCTGTGCGGAGGGGCATTGCCAGTCTGATATGTTTTTTTTGCGCATTGCGAGTCGTCTGTGGACTGGCGGCGACTTACCGGGAGGCACCCGGCACCACACCTAATAAAAAATGATGATAGCTGTAAGGCCCACTTCGGTGGGCTTTTTCTTTTGGCAAAAAAAAAGCCCGCGTGGTTTCATGCAGGCAAGGCAGTTACATTTAGATTTTGTCCCGGTATATGTTTTTTTTGTCCGGAAGTCGAAAGATACTGTCTCGAATACATTTTGTAAATAACGGATTCAAATCATAAGGCCATGCATTTGCGTGGCCTTTTTCATTTCAGGCTCACGGGTGGCTTCGTTTAAGGCTTTTCGCTAAATCAGCCCGATGGGCCTGAACCTTTTCAAACTCACAGCTTCCCGATCTTTCATCGGAGGCGGTAACTATGGCTAAGCGTATGCAAGACAAAGAGAGCATTGCCGGGATGTCCTGGCTGGTTCTGCTGATCATTGCTTGCTGGGGTGGACTTGTCCGCTACCTGATAGATGTGAAGCAGAGCAAGGCGACATGGAGCTTGATCAATGCTCTTGCCCAAATGGTGGTCTCAGGGTTTACCGGCGTTATTGCTGGCCTGGTGAGCATTGAAAGCGGGCTGAGCATTTACATGATTCTGGCAACCGCGGGGATAAGCGGCGCGATGGGCTCCGTGGCGCTGACATATTTCTGGGAGCGCCTGACGGGGTTTAAAAATGCAGGAAATTAATAATCAACGAAAAGCGTTTCTGGATATGCTCGCCTGGTCGGAGGGTACAGACAAAGTGGGACAACCAACAAAGAACCGAGGCTATGACGTCATTGTTGGTGGTTCACTCTTTACTGATTACAGCGACCACCCTCGCAAGTTGGTGAGCCTGCCAAAGCTGGGTATTAAATCCACCGCAGCGGGCCGCTATCAGCTGCTGGCCAAGTGGTGGGATGCATGCCGTAAGCAACTGGGACTGAAAGACTTCTCACCGGCGTCGCAGGACCAGGTGGCCCTGCAGCAAATTAAAGAGCGTGGAGCTTTGCCGCTCATTGACAACGGGCAGCTTCTTCAGGCCATCTACCGTTGCAGCAATATCTGGGCGTCTCTCCCCGGCGCGGGCTACGGCCAGTTTGAGCATAAGGCCAGTAACCTCATCGCAAAATTCAAAGCCGCTGGCGGCGTCGTAGCGGAAGTTAAACAATAAAGCTGAAGGTAACTTATGAACTATCTCATTAATCGGCTGAAAGAGCCGTCAACCTGGCGCGGCATCATCCTGGTCATTGCTGGCGTATTTGGTTATCAGATGCCTCCGGGCATTCAAGAAACGGTCATCGCTGGCGGCGTAGCGCTGGCTGGCGTTGTTGGCGCGGTGATGCCGGACAGCGTTAAGAAGTAAGCAGGCTAGCAACCGGCAGGGCTACAGAAACCCGCTTTCCTTCAGTTTCTTAACCAATAAGTAATTGGTGATTACTCCAAGAGAAACCCCAACAATCCACGGCACAGCTGAATCAAGCATTAGTGAGTTGTTCACGTTAATGCTGGCGGTGATGCAGGCATAGGTATTTGTAAAAGCAAACCATGTAAAAAGTATCTGTTTCATTTGGTTATCTCCACGCTTTCCCTCCCAACAATATCCACCTACGAGCCGGTAAAAGCAAATTGGCGCACAACAAAGCAGTGCAGGCGAACTGCCCGCAATCAACCGAGAAGGCTACGAAATGAATGAAGCAAAACCACAGGACGGCAGTACTGTAAAAGGCTACCGCACATTAACCGCTGGCGACATTGAGCGCATGAACCACATTAAAGGCGTCAGCCGCCACTTCTGTAGTTTGCTTGAAACCGAGCGAGGTGAATTGTTGGCTGTCCGTAATGGCCCAGCAATGCTAAGCGCTGAGCAGGGCCGGGAGATTGATGAAGCTTTGCGCTGTCTGGCAATCGCCCGCACCAAAATGCAGGAAGCCTGCATGTGGGCATGCCGCGCTGTTGCCCGGCCAGATGCTGACTGTTAACCCCACTAAGGGATAAATCACCGACTATCCCCACCCGAGGATAAAGCAATGAAGCAATAAGCGGATAGACCGCAGCTGAAAGGCAATGGAGCAGTAATGATGCTCTCCTGAGTCGCCATTGAGCGAGCCTGTGTAGCGACGGGTCAAGGTTCTTATATCAAAAGAAGCTCCGGTAAAGCAGCGCGAGTGCCAGACGCGCACCGGTGATAAGCGGCGATGATGCGACAGCAACTCAAGGGCATGAGCGTGGCCACTCCGGGAAGTGGCAAAGCATTACAGGAGTCATTCTGCCGAGTGGCTTCGATAATGCTCCCCACATCGCACAGAGGTAAAACATGTCAGAAATTACACCTGCAGAACAAATCCGACTGACTATCATCAAGAAAGTTAACTACGACACTGCAGCGGCCAAGCTGGCCATTGACTGGGTTGGTGATAGCAATCTGAAAGCTGAGCTATTCGCTGACTCTTTCGATCGCGTCTTCACTGAAAGTGAGATTGTCTCGAAGACCCGAAAAGCGATTCAGGAAGCGACCGAAGCGCTGGCGCTGTTTGATACCATCGCAGAGCAGGCGAGCTAAGGCATTACAGCAGGCACTCGCTGAGCGCCTGTGATAATGTCAAATTGTGGTGAATGCGCAGGCTGATGCGCAGCGCGTGGATGTGAAGCGAAGCAAGTCGCGCCGTTGGTTCCCAGCTAAGCGCCAACGGAATGCCGGAGATCAGCACCGACCACCACAACCTATTTAAGCTACCAGCACCCGCTGGTGGTGATTTAATCCGTAATGGTTACGCCTCGCTTATGCGGGGCTTTTTTACGCGCATCGCACGCGCCCCACAAAGAGAGTCTTTCAGTAGTGAGCCTGGGCTATGCCGTAAGGTAGCGTTTACCTCTCGGGCGGCATGGCTGTGCGACAGGCTCACGTCTAAAAGGAAACGCTCATGAAATTCCAGGTCGCAAAGGTCTATCGCTATGGTCGGTTTATTGGTTACGGAATTGCAGTAGACGGTAATCTTCTTGATGGGCAGGTATCAACGACAGTTGATACCGATGCGAAAGGCATTCCCTTAATAACTGCAGTATTTAATATGAATAACGAGCATGCCGAAAACCAAATCACCATCCGCCTAGACGACGAAGGAGATTCACAAAAGGTTGATTTGATAAAAAAGGCTGTAGCTGAAGCCGCCGCTCGCAACTACCGAACGGCGGTCAACTCTGTTTCCAAGGGGTGAATGATGCGGGTCATTATTGACGGCATTGAATATTTGCCCGCGGCAAATGGAAAATTAAGGGTCGGAATTGCAATAACCACGCATCAGCGGCCAGAAGTATTGAAGAGAGCCATTGATCAGCACATGAAGCATCTACCTGCTGGTGCGCTGGTGGTAGTAGTAGATGATGGTTCAAGCCCCGCCGCTGTCGTCCCTTCTGGTGTGCAACTGCTGAGGCATGATAAATCCCTCGGTATTGTGGCGTCGAAGAACGCCAGTCTGTCTGTGCTCATGGAAGCCGGTTGCGAGCATCTTTTCCTGTGGGACGATGACGCCTGGCCAATAGCCGACGACTGGCACCAACCTTACATCGAGTCACATGAGCCACATCTGGCTTATCAGTTCCTCGATCTTGCTGGCCGCAATAAGCTGAATGATCTGGCGGTACTCTACAGGGATGAAAGGCATGTTGCCTATACCGGGCAGCGTGGTGTCATGCTGTATTACCATCGTAGTGCGATAGAGAAAGTAGGCGGTTTCGATTCTGTCTACGGTCGCGGTATGTACGAACACAGCGACCTTGCCCTGCGTATCCATAACGCCGGGTTGACGACGTGGGCTTATGCCGATGTAACTGGCTCCGAAAAACTGATTCATTCTCTCGATGAGCATGAGGCGGTAGAACGGTCAGTACCAAAGCCTGACCGTGTGGCGCTGGTAGAACGAAATGTGAAGATCCACAACGAGCGGCGTGATACCGGCTTTACTGGTTATGTTGAATACCGGCGGCAGAGTGACGTTGTAATCACAACGTTGCTTACCAGCCAGCCTGACCCGCAGCGCGGATCGAAAATGACGGCATCTCCTGACATGCTGAACAAGTGGGCTTCCTCGCTTCGACAGTGTGTCGGTATCGCGCTGGTGGATGAACTGCAAACGGCCCCGGCAGGCATAGAGTTGTACTACGTTCCCGACGTCAAGATGAACGTCTACTTCCGGCGCTGGCTGCACATCTGGCAGCACCTTCGCGATCATCCTGAATATCGGTTCGTCTGGTGTACGGATGGCACCGATGTCGAAATGCTCCGCGCGCCGTGGGAAGAAATGCTTCCCGGTAAGGTCTATGTCGGTTCAGAACCTAAGACCTATGCCGACATTTGGGCAAAGCAGCATCATCCAGAGCGTATCTATCAGGAATTCATCGAAACACACCGCAATGATGTGATGCTTAACGCTGGTCTGCTGGGTGGCACTCGTGCTGATGTAATGGCGTTCGCGCATGGCATCATTCGCCTTTATTACCGCATCGAGAGTTATCGCTTCTGGAAGAAAGAGCAAACTGGCGCCGCGGTGGGTGACATGCTGGCGTTCGGCATTGTCGCGCAGTCATTCGCTGAAAGGTTGGTCACCGGACCTCTGGTTCATACCGTATTCAAAACTGACGGTATCGGCAAAGAGATCGCCTGGTGGCGGCATAAGTGAGCTTGTTAGAGCATAATGTACTTGAGCATTCAGCTGAACGCCCAGCGTTAAGCGCCACCCGAAAGGGAGAAGAGAGACGATAAGCCGTCTCAGGCTGAATGCTCACCTCAAATCAGGTCGCCATTGTGTGGCCTTTTTTATTTTCTATGTGAAGGTCAATCATGAGCGACATTAAATTCGTGGTGGTCGGCCATCATGCCCGGCGAGAGCTGGCCGAGCAGCTTGCTGGATCACTGGGTGCTTATCTGCTGGTGGATGAGGACGACTGCGGCGCGAACTGGAATCATTACCGCGCGCTGCAATGGGCTGTAGAGCAAAGCTGTCGCGTTGTGGTGCTGGAGGATGACGCGCTGCCGGTAGAAGGGTTTCAGACAATGGTCACTGAATGGCTGACCCGCTTCCCAGATTCCCTCATCAGCTTCTATCTCGGTACTGGTCGCCCTCCGCAGTATCAGCTGGAGATAGCCACAAAGCTTATCGCCGCTGACCGCGAAAGGACTGACCACATCACCATGCAGCGCCTTGTGCATGCTGTGTGCTACAGCGTACCCACGAAGTTAATCCCCAAGGTGGTGTCGCGCTGGGATGCGAGCAAGCCTGCTGATTACGCGATTGGTGATGCCTGCGGCGGCCCGGTGATATACCCGTGTTATTCGCTGGTGGATCATGCTGATGGCAAGCCAGTCGAGAAGCACCCCGATGGTCAGCATCGCAATGAACGGCGACGCGCATGGAGGTTTTATGGCTAAGCTGACGACTTTAAAGCCCCGGCTAAAGGTAATCGATACGCGCCGTATCAAGCCGGTTTATGGGGAGCATCGCCGCATTAGCGGTAGTGCCCGGGTAAGTCTTAAACGGCGCATCTGGGTTCGTGACAGTGGACAATGCTGCATGTGCGCTCGTGTTGTTGACCTGCACGAGAGTGAACTCGATCACCGGATAGCCCTTCAGTTTGGTGGCGACAACTCAGAACAAAATCTATGGACGCTTTGTACTGAATGTCATGCCGGTAAGTCTGCTCGCGAAGCCGCTGGTGGTCAGCCAGATGAGGAGGCATTAAAGCACTCAATACCAGATGAGGGCGAAGCGGCATCTTTTCAGGTCTATTAGGTAAACCGGAATCAATATCAATATCTTGAGAAATGATTTCATGTGAAACAATATCACAGTAAATGATATTTGTTTTCATTTGCAGGTGGGGGGGAGGGTTTGGAGTAAACGTCGGCGGGCCTGGACACCGCGCCCCCTCTCACGCACAGAAAAAATTCCCTTTTGGAGGGTGTAAACATGTTAACAGCGCAAAAGCGAAAATTCGCGGTCGCGCTGATGTCCGGCATGTCTCAAAAAGATGCGGCAATAAAGGCGGGGTATTCGGAGAAATCCGCACGGTCCAAAGGGTCGCAGCTTGCAAAGGACCCGGAAGTCATCGCGTTTATTAGTCGTAAAAAAAAGGAAGTCATCGAGACTGACGACGTTCCCACCTACGGTAAAAAGGTTTACACCCCAGCAGTAAACTCACCGCAAAAAAAAGAAGGAGCGGCGGTAACGGCCGAGGGCCTCGCAGTTGTCGGCCAGTTTGATGATCCTCTTCAGTTTCTGATGGCAGTGATGAACGACTCAACTGAAGACATCGACACCAGAAAGGATGCGGCCAAAGCCATGCTGCCTTACGTTCACCCCAAAAAAGGGGAGACGGGCAAAAAAGAAGCGCGCAACGCTGCGGCAAAAGTAGCTGCAGGCGTGAGCAAGTTCGGGTCCATGGCACCGCCAAAGCTGGTGGTAAACAACAAAAAGGGGTAATCCATGGCGCAGTGGTCCACGGCCTGCACCGACTGGGAAAAACGCCTCATCGACGGCGAGTCCATTATTCCGCCGCCAATATTTGCTGACCAGGCTGAACAGGCGCTGAGTATATTCCGAGAACTTCGTGTGTCAGACCTGCCTGGCAAGCCCACTTTCGGTGAGTGTTCAGAGGCGTGGGTATTCGACTTTGTAAAAGTTATCTTCGGCGGGTACGACGCCGAGACCGGAAATCAGCTGATCCGTGAATACGGCCTGCTGATATCGAAGAAGAACACCAAGTCGACGATTGCCGCTGGCATCATGCTGACTGCGCTCATTCTATGCTGGCGTGAGGATGAGGAGCATCTCATTCTTGCACCGACGAAAGAGGTGGCCGACAACAGCTTCAAACCTGCTGCCGGCATGATACGCGCGGATGAAGAACTGACGGATATGTTCCAGATTCAGGATCATATCCGCACTATCACCCACCGGGTGACGCGAAATACCCTGAAAGTGGTGGCCGCTGATACCGACACGGTCTCCGGGAAGAAATCAGGCCGGATCCTCGTCGACGAACTCTGGCTTTTCGGCAAGCGTGCCAATGCAGAGGCGATGTTTATGGAGGCTCTTGGCGGCCAGGTATCGCGTAATGAGGGATGGGTTATTTACCTTACCACGCAGAGCGATGATCCGCCGGCGGGCGTGTTTAAGGAGCGTCTCGATTACTGGCGCGATGTGCGCGACGGCAAAATCAGCGATCCTAAAACGCTGGGCATCCTCTACGAATTCCCGGACAGTATGATCCAGAGCAAGGCCTATCTGCAGCCTGAGAACTTCTATATCACCAACCCGAACATCGGGCTTTCCGTCAGTCCGGAGTGGATTGCCGATAACCTGCGAAAGAACCAGGCGAAAACTGACGGCACGCTGCAGCAGTTTCTGGCAAAGCATCTCAACATCGAAATTGGCCTTAACCTGCGCAGCGACCGCTGGGCGGGCGTCGATTTCTGGGAACAGCAGGCGCAGCGAGTCAGTTTTGAAGATTTATTGCGACGTTCAGAGGTGATCACCGTCGGTATAGACGGCGGCGGCCTTGATGACCTGCTGGGAGCCTCTGCGGTTGGGCGTGATGCCAAAACAAGAGAGTGGCTCTGCTGGTGTCATGCATGGGCACATGAGATAGCGATCCGCCGGCGTAAAAGTGAAGAGTCCCGATTTAATGACTTCGTGAAAGCCGGCGATCTGACCATTGTGAAGCGCGTCGGACAGGATACGGAAGAGGTGGCTGAATACGTCAGCCGTATCTACGCTGCCGAGTTGCTGGACAAGATTGGTATTGACCCGTCTGGTGTCGGACAAATACTCGATGCGCTGATTGAGGTAGGTATTCCCGCCGATGCGGTAGTTGGGGTCAGCCAGGGCTGGCGCCTTGGTGGAGCAATTAAAACCACAGAGAGAAAACTTGCTGAAGGCATATTGATACATGGTGGTCAACCGATGATGGCTTGGTGTGTTGGAAACGCCAGAGTTGAGCCGAAAGGCAACGCCATTCTGATCACCAAACAGGCCAGTGGTAAGGGCAAGATTGATCCACTGATGGCATTGTTTAACGCTGTCTCTCTCATGGCCCTTAACCCTGAACCTGCTAAAAAAGATTACCAGGTATTTTTCGTATAACAAACACGTCAGTTAATGACCCGCTCAGGCGGGTTTTTTCATTTCTGGAGGACAGTAAATGACGCTTAAGCGTGCCTGTACCCTCATGACGGTGAAGTCGGTAAACGAGGATGATCGGATTATTACCGGCATCGCCTCCACACCGTCACCAGATCGTGACGGTGACATCATGGAGCCCGAGGGGGCGAAATTCCGTAGTGACACGCCGTTCCTCTGGCAGCACGACCGATCGCAACCTATCGGCACATGCACACCAAAAATGGTGAAGGAAGGATTGCAGATCACCGCAAAGCTGGTGAAACCAACTTCTGATATGCCGTCGCAGTTGGTTGCTCGTCTTGATGAAGCCTGGGCATCAATAAAGGCGGGTTTGGTCCGGGGGCTGTCTATTGGCTTTCGACCGATCGAGTACTCCTTCCTGGATGAAGGCGGTATCCGCTTTTTGTCCTGGGACCTGCTTGAAGTATCGGCGGTGACTATTCCTGCAAACGCAGAATGTTCCATCCAGACCGTTAAGTCTTTCGATCGCCAGCTTCTTGCCGCGTCTGGCATTGAGAAGCCGGTAGTGAAAACCTCTAAAACCGCTGGCGCTACAGCAACCAATACCAAAAAAGGAATCAATTCGATGAATATTTCAGAACAAATTAAGAGCTTCGAAGCGAAGCGTTCAGCGCTGGCAGCCTCACTCAGCGACATCATGAGTAAAGCAGCTGATGAAGGACGTACGCTTGACGCAGAAGAAACCGAAAGCTACGACAACACGTCTACCGAAATTAAGGCAGTTGATGAGCATCTGAAACGTCTTCGCGACATGGAAAGCAATATGGCATCGACCGCTAAACCGGTATCAAAAGCCGCTAATGGCGAAGTCACTACGGTTAAGACTGGTGCGCCCGGCATTATCCGTGTCGAGCAAAAACTGGAAAAAGGCATCGCCTTTGCCCGCTTCGCGAAAGCGCTGGCCGCGGCTAACGGCAGCCGCTCCGAAGCGCTGGAGATTGCCCGTAAACAGTATCCTGATGATGCGAAGCTTCACCATGTACTGAAGGCCGCTGTAGGTGCTGGTACAACGACTGATCCTCAGTGGGCTGGCGCGCTGGTGGAGTATCAGGAATATGCAAATGATTTTGTTGAATTCCTCCGCCCGCAAACCATTATCGGCCGTTTTGGTCAGGGTGGTATTCCTGCCCTGCGCCAGGTCCCGTTCAATATCCGTATTCCGGCACAGACTTCCGGCGGTTCGGCAAACTGGGTTGGACAGGGCAAGGCCAAACCACTGACCAAATTCGACTTTGAGTCGATCACGTTCAGCTTTGCTAAGGTCGCCGCTATCGCGGTGCTGACCGATGAGCTGATCCGTTTCTCCAATCCGGCAGCCGATGCACTGGTGCGTAACGCCCTGGCAGAAGCTGTCATCGCCCGTCTGGATACGGACTTTATCAACCCGGCTAAAGCTGAAGTTGCTAACGTCTCTCCGGCCTCGGTTACCAACGGTATCGTGGCTGTACCATCCACCGGCGACCCGGATGCTGATGCGGAAGCAGCCTTCGCTCAGTTTGTCGCGAATAACCTGCAGCCGACTGGCGGCGTATGGATCATGTCCAGCACCAACGCGCTGGCGCTGTCCATGAAGAAAAATGCCCTGGGACAGAAAATGTACCCGGAAATGACCCTGCTTGGCGGCACCTTTCAGGGCCTTCCGGCTATTGTTTCCCAGTACGCTGGCACCAACCTGACGCTGCTTAACGCCCCGGATATTTATCTGGCTGATGATGGTGGCGTGGCGGTGGATATGTCGCGTGAAGCCTCTCTGGAAATGGAAAGCGATCCGACCGGCGACAGCGTTACTCCGACCGGAACTGAACTGGTTTCCATGTTCCAGACCAACAGCGTGGCCATTCGTGCTGAGCGTTGGATCAACTGGAAGCGCCGCCGTACAGCAGCGGTAGCGGTTATCTCTGGTGTGAACTACAGCTCAAGCCAGGGTAGCTAAACAGCGGAAGGAGGGCGGGGGAAACCCCGCCGCATTGCATGGCAAAAATCAGATATCTGCAACGTACCCATGACTCGGCGCCGGGCGATGTGAAAGCCGTGGACGATCGTTGCGCAAAGGTGCTGGTGCTGCTTGGCAAGGCCGAATATTTCACCGGTGCCCGTACCGATGGCAAAAAGAATAAGCGAAAAGCGGAGAACGGCTAATGTGGAATCCTTTCCGGAGAAAACAGGGAAATGAAAAAGCCCTGCAGCAGCCTGCCAGTCGCGGAGGCTGGAACCCGTTATACAGCTCTATACATGAGCCGTTTGCTGGGGCATGGCAGCGTAACCTTGAGATCAGTCAGGATACCGTTCTTTCTTATTATGCTGTCTTTGCCTGCATATCGCTGATTGCGAGTGATATTGCCAAAATGCCGCCGCGGCTGATGCGGCGCGACTCAAAGGGAGTCATGCAGGAGGTAAAATCAGGGGACATTCCGGCGTTGTACAAAAGGCCGAATACCTTTCAGAACCGAATCCAGTTCTTCGAGAACTGGCTGAACTCCAAACTGTGTCACGGAAATACGGTGGCGTTAAAAATCCGCAATAACGCCGGAAAAATTACTGAACTCAGGCTGCTTGACTGGCGCAAGGTTACGCCGCTGGTGGCGGATGATGGCTCTGTCTTCTATCAGATAAACCCTGATAACATGACCGGTATTGAATCGTCAGTTACTGTCCCGGCGCGGGAGGTGATTCACGATCGCTTCAACTGCCTCTTTCATCCTCTTATCGGTTTGTCTCCCATTTACGCAGCTGGGTTGGCAGCAATGCAGGGCCACCACATTCAGGAAAACTCCGCCTTTTTTTTCCGTAACGGTGGAAAGCCCAGCGGCGTTATTGAGGTGCCTGGTTCCCTCACTGAAGAAAACGCCAGAACAATAAAGGAAAACTGGGACTCAGGATATTCTGGCAAGAATGCCGGCAAGACAGCCATTCTAAGTAACGGGGCTAAGTACAATCCCACAACAGTATCTGCTGCTGATGCACAGACTGTCGAACAACTGAGTATGACAGCTCAGATCATATGTTCTGTGTTTCACGTCCCGGCCTATAAAGTGGGTGTTGGTGAACTCCCCACTCACGACAATATCGAAGCGCAGGATCAGCAATATTATTCGCAGTGCCTTCAGTCGCTCATTGAGTCGATAGAATTGCTGCTGGATGAAGCCTTTGATCTTGATGGCGAAATGGGCACGGAGTTTGATGTCAATGCTCTGCTGCGTATGGATAGTGAGCGCCGTATCAAGTCTCTTGGCGAAGGTGTAAAAAATACCATCCTGACACCAAATGAGGCGCGCAGGAGTGAAAATCTTCCTCCTTTACCCGGCGGTGATGCGCTGTATCTTCAGCAACAAAACTACAGCCTTGAAGCGCTGGCACGGCGTGATGCTTCTGATGATCCATTTGCCAAATCTGGTGCCAGCAGCGTCACGGCGCCAGAGGAATCGGGCGGGAAAGCCATGTCTGAATCTGAACTGACGGCGGCAAAAGCGATGCTGCGAGGATTGTTAGCTAAATGAATGAACGTGAACTCTCCCTTATCAGGGCTCTTGGAGAGGAGTTCTCCGAGGCGCTAAGCGAACTACGTGAATCTTTCAGAAAAAGTCTGGGCGACCACGTAAAGGAAACAGAAGAAAAGTTGGCAGCGCTCACCAAGGAAGTTTCGACCCTGAAGGATACCACGGCACCTGACTTTACAGCACAACTGGCTGATGCAGTGGCATCCCTCCCGGCTCCGAAAATTCCTGAATTACCGGATATCGGCGCTATGGTCAGCGAGGCGGTCGCCGCGTTGCCGCCGGCGCAGGATGGCAAGAGTGTGACGCCGGAGGACGTGCGACCGTTGCTGCAGGAATTAGTCACCGCGGCGGTTGGCGAAATTCCGGTTCCGCGTGACGGCAAAGACTACGATCCGGCAGTGCTGAAACAGGCGGTGGAGGATGCGGTCGCCGCGTTGCCGCCGGCGCAGGATGGCAAGAGCGTGACGCCGGAGGACGTGCGGCCGTTGCTTCAGGAGTTAGTCACCGCGGCGGTTGGTGAAATTCCGGTTCCGCGTGACGGCAAAGACTACGATCCGGCAGTGCTGAAACAGGCGGTGGACGATGCGGTCGCCGCGTTACCGCCGGCGCAGGACGGACGGGATGCCTTACAACTGGAAATACAGCCTTTCATTGATGAAGGAAAGAGCTATACGCGCGGCTCTTATGCCACCCACAACGGAGGCCTCTGGCGTGCTTACGAGAAAACCCATGGTATGCGTGGCTGGGAATGCATCGTCGATGGCGTATCAGATGTTGATATAAGCATGAATGGTCAACGCAATTTTATTGTCACCGTCAACCGTGCCAGCGGTGCCAGTGAGAAAAAATCTTTTGATATACCGACTATGGTGTACCGCGGCGTATTCAAATCGGGCGATGAGTACCTGCCTGGCGATACGGTTACATGGGGTGGTTCACTCTGGCACTGTGACGAACAGACGCAGGATAAACCAGGGGAAGCAGGCTCTAAAGGATGGACATTAGCTGCCAAGCGGGGCCGTGACGGGAGGGATAAAACGTGATCGAGCTTGTAACACTTCAACAAGCAAAAGAGCATCTACGGATTGATGAAGGTGCTGGCGATGATGATCTTGAGCTGAAAATCCAGTCAGGTAGTGCAGCTTTGCTTTCCTACATTCAGGGGAGCCGCGAACTGGTTGTAAGCAGTGATGGAAATCTGATTGAGGGTGAGCCGCTTAAACGTGTTCAGGGCGCGCTTCTAATTCTTCTCGGCTATCTCGACCGCAACCGTAACGGTGAAGAGGAGGAGAAGCTCAAGCAAGGTGAACTTCCGCTCTCTGTGACAATGCTGATTTATGATCTTCGCCGACCAACCATTATCTAACGAGGAAATTATGGCCTGTTCAGGTTGCGCCATGCGGCGCGAGTGGATTAAAAAGTGGACGAAAATTGCCTATGAACGAGCAACAGGTAAGCGCGCTGATCGCAGCGTTGAAAGAGCAGACAGCAGCACAGAGAGACCAAACGGCAGCGATAAACCGTCTGGCTGAATCAAATAACGCTTTGAGGGACGTCATTATCCAGTCGCTGGCCGCAGATGAAGATATTGAAATTACTACATTGGGGGATGAGCGCCCCGTTTACTTGAGTCAAAAAACGAGGGGGTAATATGCAGGCCGGAAGACTCCGACATCGTGTTATTCCCCAAAAATCCGTCTCGGTGCAGGATCCATTGACCGGAGAGGTAGTGAAAAATTGGGTTAACCTTGTTCAGTCAACTGCAGATAATGGGATTTGGGCTGAAGTATATCCCCTTTCCGCCAGGGAATTTACATCGGCACAGGCAACCCAGAACGAGATTACTACCAGGATCACAATCCGTCAGCGAAACGATATTACTCCTAAATGCCGCATTTTATATCGAGGGAAGATTTTCAACATTGAGGGGGTACTTCCCGATCCTGATAGCGGTCTGGAGTATTTAACGTTGCCCTGCTCGGAGGGGGTAAACGATGGCTGACGGGGTTGAGTTTAAGCTGACCGGGGTTGATGAGTTACTGGGTAAGCTTGAGTCAATCACCGATGATATGAAGCGTAAGGGCGGGCGAGCAGCGTTAAGAAAAGCGGCAAACATAATTGCTAACAGGGCAAAGGCTAATGCAAGCCGGCTCGATGATCCTGCAACAGGCCGAAGCATAGCAGATAACATTGCAGTGCGCTGGAATGGCCGCGAGTTTAAGCGTAACGGGAACCTTGCATTCAGAATTGGGGTTTTGCATGGAGCAGTGCTGAAAAAGCATCCCGATAAAGCTAAAAATGCCCCTACACCTCACTGGCGCCTGCTGGAATTTGGAACGGAAAAGATGCGAGCTGAACCTTTCATGCGGCCGGCAGCTGAATCCAGCGCAGAAGACGCAACGAGAACTTTCGTTGACGAATATGGAAAGGCTATCGATCGAGCGATAACCAGAGCGGCTAAGAAGGGGAGAAGTGGATGATCGCACCAATATTTGCTGTTTGCGCGGCCAGCCAGGCTGTCAGGGATTTGTTAGGCTCTCCCGTGCGACTTTATCCGTTCGGTCTGCAGGATGACAATATCGTTTATCCCTACGCGCTGTGGCAGAACATCAGCGGAGTACCGGAAAACTATCTGGACAGGCGCCCCGATGTCGATAGCTATACGCTACAGGTGGACGTTTATTCGGACACTGTGACATCAGCTCAGGAGGTTGCAAAAGCGTTGCGTGATGCTATCGAACCAAATGCCTATATAACCCGCTGGGGGGCCCAAAGCCGTGACCCTGAAACAAAACGCTTCCGCTATTCATTCGACGTTGACTGGATAGTTAAACGCTAATCACCTAACTCAACAAACCTTCCTAACGCCGGCCATGTGCCGGTTTTTTATTTTGGAGAGAACTATGTCTGTGTTAACGCAGGGTACCCAGCTGTACGCGCTAATCCGCGGTGTTATTCATGAGATCGAATGCATAACTAACTTTAATCCCGGTGCGAACCCGGCAGATCAAATTGAAGATACATGCCTTAGCGAGCGTAATAGTCGGACGTATAAAAAAGGGCTTCGCACTCCCGGGCAGGCTTCAGTAACAATTAATGCCGATCCAGTGAATGACTCGCATTATCTGATGTGGCAACTGGCGGAGCTGGATGAATACCAGGATGAACTGATCCACTGGGCTATTGGTTGGTCTGATGGTGAATCGGTGCCTACAGTCTCTGCTGGTGAGATGGTTCTGCCAACTGACCGTACCTGGTATACCTTCCGCGCGTATGTTAGCGATTTTCCGTTCGACTTCCAGGGTAATACAGTGGTGTCTACCGCAGCCGCGATGCAGCGTAGCGGCCCAGGCCTCTGGGTACGTAAAGTCCAGCCAGGTAGTTAAGACCAGATACCCCGGCCGAATCCGGGGTTTTGCTCCACAGCATTTCACCGCGCACTCACCGCGCATACCAACCCCGAGACCATTCACAAAAGCGACCTCTGAGAACGCCATCGCAGCATGGTGCGCTCGGGTATGGCCGTTCTGGTGAGCAGAGGTCTCTTTTTTGAAAGGTACTCACCATGCAATATCCAACCGTATCAGTAAACGGCGTTTCCGTTCGTGTCGACGATGAAGGGCGCTATAGCCTTAATGATCTCCACGCAGCAGCCGTAGCAAACGGCGAGGCGACGGAGTCTCAGCGACCAAGCGTGTTCCTCCGTAGCGCACAGGTTAAACGCTTTATTAAGGCTCTACAGTCCAAAGCACTAAAAAGTGCTTCGGAACAAAATCAACCACTTAAGGTTACTAAGGGTGGCGAGAGTACCGGTGCGTGGGGTGTCGAACTGCTTGCCATTCGCTATGCAGCATGGATTAAGCCCGAGTTCGAAATCGAAGTGTATGAGGTATTTCGGACGGTTGTTCGTATGGGGATCGGCGCCATGTCCCGCCTGAACAAAATCGAACATATCATCAATACAGAAACGAAGGTGATCAGCCAGTGTGCCAGTCAGATGGCGAAATGGGGGGTTGGCGGTCGCAAGCGGCTACTTCACGCGGCACGGGAGCGGGCCGCTGATGAAGTACAGCTCTATTTGCCTGGTATCGCATAAGTTTGGAATAGCCCACCCGCGTGGGCTTTCATTAAAAGGAGACAACATGCAACTCACGCTTGATACTTTGAAAGAAACCGGTGCTTTTACCGGGCGTCCCGTAGAGAAAGAAATTAAGTGGAAAGGCCGTGACGGGAAAGAGCATATCGCAACCGTCTTTGTGCGCCCGATGGGCTACCACACCACTAAAGCTGAACTGCTGGCGTACAAAGGAAAATCTGATCCGGTGGCTGGGCGTATTGCTGCCCATATTTGCGATGAGGAAGGGAAGCAAATCTTTACTGAGGAAGATATTCTCGGAACTGCATCTGAAGACCGTGGCGCGCTCGATGGGCCAATCGTTATTGCTTTGCTGGCCGTCATTCAGGAAGTCAACGATCTGGGAAAGACTACGAACTCACAGGAGAAGACGAGTTCTGGTGTGAGTTAGTCATGAACGGCATCGGCGGGCGGACCATTGCGGAGGCTCAGGAGCGAATGAGCCTTCGTGAGTTTCAGGTGTGGGTAAAGTACCGTAATAAGTATGGTCAGCTTAACGTTATGATGCGTACCGAGTGGGGGGCTTCGCTGGTGGCTTCTGTCCTGGCTAACATCAATAAGGCAAAGAACACGCCGCCGTTCAAGGTAAGTGACTTTGCACCGCACATCAACGAAGCGCCATTATCTCTGGAAGAGGCCATGAAATCCTGGGACTAATTATTGTTTTTGCCTTTAAAAAAATCCTGCTACCCTTTTGGTAACTATTATCACGAGGGAATGATATGAAGAGTTCAGGGCAGTTGTTATCGCTGGCAGGTATAATTCTCGCGGTGTACTCATTGTTCTTTATGGATGTGAGTGTTGAGGTTGGCGATGGTACAAGAGTTAATAATATTGGGCTAATGGCTCAACAGCAAAACTATTTATTAGTTGCGGTTGTTCTTTTTCTTTCTGGTATATTTATTTCATTCTCAGGGAGAAAGAAGTCATTACAAGAGGTAGATTTCACTAAAATAGAATCTTTCTCATCAGATGACTTTGTTTCTTTGAAAGATGGTGAACCATGTCTTAATATCTTGGCTGTAGACAATCTTGCAATGATGTTTTTAAAAAAACATGGTTCAAGTAGTGTTAATGATATCCTTTTTATGAATATGCCTTTAATCGATAGGTTAGAACAAGGTCTCCCTGAACCACTAAGGAAAGATTTTAAATCTACCCTTAAAAGGAGGTTAAAGGACAATTGTTAAAATAACGCCCGCTAAAAGCGGGCTTTTTTTCACTTGGAGAATTTATGGCTGGCAAGTCACTGGGAACTCTGACTATCGACTTGGTTGCAAAAGTTGGTGGATTTGTTTCAGGGATGGATAAAGCTGAGCGTGCATCAGCCAAGTGGAGCAAGCAGGTACAAGATGATGTGGCAAAATCCAGTGCTGCACTAGCAGGTATAGGGGCAGCAGCTATTGCAGCTGGGCTGGCTGTTGGCGCATCCGGATTTCAATTACTGAAATCAACATCCAGGCAAATAGCAGAAACTGACCGCTGGGCTAAATCATTACAATTATCTACCCAGGAACTTCTTGCTTGGCAGTTTGCAGCTGAAAAGGCTGGTGTCTCCGGTGACCAAATGGCTGATATCTTCAAGGATATTGGTGATAAGATTGGTGACGCGGTATTAAATAAATCAGGTGAAGCTGTTGATGCGCTCAACGCTCTTGGATTATCTGCGGAAAAACTATCAAAAGTCAGTCCAGATAAACAATTGCTCGCTATCGGTGAATCTTTGGAGAAAATTAGTACTAATGCCGAGAAGACCACCATTCTTGAAAGTTTGGGTAACGACCTTTCAAAATTACTTCCTTTGTTTGATAACAACAACCAAAAACTCAAACAGTTTATTGACCTTGCTAAAGATTATGGTGTTGCTCCTGATCCATCCTCTATTGATGATTTAGTAAAGGTTAATCAACTTTTTGAAGATATGGAGGCTCAGGTTGCAGGGCTCAAAATTGAGATTGCAGCCGGATTGGCAAAAGTTGATCTAACTCCTTTGCAGGGCTCACTTGATAAGCTTCATGACGTACTGACTGACCCCTTGGTTCTTCAAGGTATTTCTGATCTTGTATCGGAAGTCGCTCAACTTGCTGGATGGCTTGTAAAAGCAGCTGCAGGTGCGGGCCAACTAGCAGCCAGCACAGGAAACCGTTTTGCGGCACTTAGTGGCAAGATCGACCTAACAAATATAGACCAAGTTAATGAACGTATTGAATACCTGCAAAAAATCCTTGAAGGAAAAAAAGGTTTTTACTCTCAAAGTGAGTCTATGTTTGGTTGGATTACAGGGGTAGATGACAGCGCGAAAGCACTAAATGATGAACTGCTATCTCTTATAGAAACAAGAGATAAATTTTCTAAAGCTAGTAAATCGGTGCTACCCCTTCAGGTAGCCACTGTGGGAACGGACAACCCATTTTCTTTACCTCCTGGTGGTACGAACGGAAAACCTGTTAAAACACCAACAAGTAAAACAGAAAATGCTTTTAACAGTAGATTGCTTGATCTACAAAAACAAGCTGCCCTTATTGAAACTACTGGTAAAAAAACAGCTGAGGTTACCGAGCTCGAAAAAATAAATTTTGATATTACCAGTGGCAATCTTAAAAAATTGTCAGAAGCTCAAAAAGAACAGCTTCGCACTGCTGCAAAAGCCCTGGATTCTAAAAAGGAAGATCTTAGGCTTAATCAGGAAAATGCCCGGGTTGCGGAATATGTTTCCGGCTTAGAAAGGCAGAATAAGTTAGTGCAGCAAGGATTTGATAATGAAATTGTTGGCCGTTATTCTGGTGGTCGTGAGCGATCACGCATGCAGGATAATAATGATATACAGCAGGATTTTGCATATCAACAGGATGATCTTTTAAACCAGCTCCAATCTGGAGATATAGACCAAAGTCTTTACGATAAAAAGAAAGAAGCATTACAGAACTCTCTTGATGAGAGGCTTAAAATACAGGATGAATATTACAAGAAGCAGGATGAGTTACAAAATGATGGTGCTGCTGGTTTTATATCAGGGCTAGCAACGCAAATAGAAGCATCAATGGATTTATACACCAACATGCAGCAGGTTGGTGCACAGGCATTTAGCAGCTTAACGGATATGATTATTGACTGGGCAGAAACCGGAAAGTTAAATGTTAAAGATTTTGCTTCGACATTTCTGCAATCTGTTGGTAGCACGCTTCTTTCTTACGCTGCTGCCCAAGTTGCAATGGCGGGTTTGCAGGCCTTTACAGCAATGATCGGCGTGCCCTTTGTTGGACCCGAAATAGCAGGACCGGCAGCAATAGCCGCAACTGCGGCTGCTGGAGTACTGGCGATAGGCGTTGGTACAGCCCTTCAGGGCCAGGCTCACGACGGTATCGACTCTGTGCCCGAAACAGGAACCTGGCTCCTGCAGAAAGGTGAGCGCGTTACGACTGCTAAAACCAGCGCCAAACTGGATGCCACTCTGGATCGAGTTGCAAATCAGTCAACAGGCGGCGGCGCGATTTATTCGCCCACAATCAATATCCCCATCAATGGTAACCCTTCCGATGCAACGTTGGCGCTGGTCCGTAAAGCTGCAGATGAGGGGGCAGAAAGGGGATACCGGAAGGCGGTTAACTCAGTCGCAAGAGGTCAGGGTGATTTGCATAAGGCTCTGATGGGGAAAACGACCTCTGGGAGGAAAATTAGCTGATGGCTATCACCACAACGCTTTATTACCCCTCCGCTTACCTGCCTGGACCGCTTAAAGAGAGTTTTGGTTTAACTCCTGTATCTCCTCTGAAACGGACTCAGATGGTAACTGGCCGGGCACGGCAGCGGCGTGCCTACACCTCTACACCAACCCAAACTGATCTGGCCTGGCTTTTTTCTGACGCCCAGGCCCAGGCTTTTGAGGCGTGGTTTCGGGATGAGTTATCAGATGGGGCGGCGTGGTTCAACATACCGTTATTAACGCCTGTAGGGCTGAAAAATTACGTATGTCGTTTCACGGATATTTATAAAGGTCCCACGCCAGAAGGCGGATTTTACTGGAGATATACCGCGCCAGTAGAACTCTGGGAGCGCCCATTGCCGCCGTCTGGATGGGGGCATTACCCGGAATGGATAGTCGGAAGTTCGTTGCTTGATATCGCCCTGAATAAGGAGTGGCCGAAGCATGACGCAGATTAAACGCCTCTACGCCAGCAGCGGCCCGGAGGTGATCATTGAAACGCTGCAGATCACCGTTGGCTCAGATATTCACTACCTGTGTCAGGGCTACGAGGATATTACGGCGACGACGGAGAACGGCGATACCGTAACGTTTTCCGCCTGTGCGATAGACATTGCGCTGCCGGCGCGCAATGCGGACGGCACGCAGGACCTCAAATTTGCCCTGTGCAATATCGATGGTGTTGTGTCCACGGCGATCCGCTATGCCCTGGCTAACAGATTGCCTGCATGGCTGACGTACCGGAGTTATATCTCTACGGATTTAGCAGCGCCTGCGGCAGTGCCGTATACGCTGAAAATCAAGTCGGGCTCCTGGACAGCGACAGAGGTGCAGATCACCGCGGGCTATATGAATGTCCTCGATATGGCCTGGCCGCGTTACCGCTACACGCTCCCTGTATTCCCCGGACTGCGTTATTAGTCTTAACCGGAGGTGGTATGACTGAAGAAAGGATAAAAATACTTGAATCTGAACTATTACAAGTTCGCTATGAACTTGCCGTAATAAAAAAACTACTAATTCCAGATAAAACTCCGGCATGGGCTTTACTTGTGAAAGATATTGCCTATTCTGAGGGGCTAAGACCCTCACCCTACGGTGAGGGATACGATATGTGTCGTCTGCTCGAATTACTTTGTAAAATTGGGGTTTTATCGGAGGAGGGTCACTAACTGATCCGCTATTTCCTCATATGTCTGTATTGCGGTATTCATTGCTACCTTATCAGCTAAAGATGGACTAAATTTGATGACTTCTGATTTAGATATTTCGTGCCAGATTGGCAATACCCTTTTTGTCCCTTCAATTTCAGATGCGATTAATCCGTTTAGTTCATATTCTGTCCATTGTTTTTTAATGAAATTTTTAGATATAACAACTATTCCGAAACGTGAATTCGCAAGTCCTTTGTCGATTTTCTTTCTGAGACTGTCGCCCCATGCGAGAGAGAATTCGTCGTACCAGACCTTCACGCCCTGAGATTTCAGGTACTCCGCAAATGGCCTTACGAACAAGTCTTTATCTTCACTGGCGTGAGAAATAAAAACATCATATTGCGGAGATTCATCTTCATCATTAATGGCATCGTGGATACCAGTTTTACTGGAGAGCATACGACTATGAAGGGTCCGTATTTGTGAGTCCATTTCTTCTTTAATTTTTTTTGTAAATCCTGTTGTTCTTTTTCACGTTTTTTTTGCGCAATTTCCAGCTTTTTGCGCTCGGACTCTTCATCTTTAGTCAATTGTGTCTCATAACGATGAAGTTCAGCAGTTTTATCAGCAATTTTTTTTGATAACTCGGCGTTTTTTGCATTGCATTTGGATATGTCGCTTGTATTTCGGGCTATTTGAGACATTTTGGAGGAAACAGTCGATGGGGAAGTTGAACTGGTGATACTTCTCTGTAACTGGTTAATACTGCTTAGTAGTTGTGCTTCCTTTTTGCTTTCATCCGCTATTTTTTTTCGCAGATCAGCCAGTTCTCTTTGAATCCTGCTTATCGCTGTCCTGTTTGAGCTGATTGACATTTATTTTTCCTTTTAGAGGTATCGCTGTGCTCTGAAAAGAGTACACCAATCAGTAACATCGGAAAACCTGGAAGCATCAACAGGGTATTGATTTCGCATCAACGAGGTAATTACATGTTTCAACCTGAAAAGTACCTTTCGGTCATCTGGCTGAAGGGCGGTCGCTCTTTTCCAAAACTTGACTGCTTTGGCATTGTGAACGAGATACGCAGCGATTTGGGCTTGCCTCTCTGGCCTGATTTTGCCGGGGTCACGAAAGACGATGGTGGCCTCGATCGGGAAGCGCGCAGGATGATGCTTACCCTTGAGCGCTGCGAACCCTGCGAAGGGGTCGGGGTGGCCTGTTATTCCGGGTCGACTGTCACCCACGTAGGGATCGTGGTCAGTATCGATGGTCTGTTGCATGTGGCGGAATGCAACCCCGGTACGAACGTCACCTTTCTGCCGTTGCCGCGGTTTAAGCGCCGATTTGTCAAAGTGGAGTTCTGGCAATGACCATTCGTTTTTACCCGTCCCGGCTTCCCGGTGAACCACTCGAAACGCATGAGCATGGTGTAACCAGTATTCGCAGCTGGCTGGTGGCAAATGTTGAAGGCTACGAGGATCGGGATGTCCCACCGCTTACCGTTGAGGTTGAGGGGCTGTTAATTCCTCCAGGTGAGTGGGCCACCTGCGTGATTCGCCCTGATAGTGATGTCAGGCTTTATCCGGTTCCATTCGGGCTGGAGGCCGCCACAATCGCGTGGATCGGTATCGGTATCTCCGTTGCCGCTGCAGCCTATTCGCTTGTTTTGATGAGCACCATTGATACGGGCGGCTATACCTCATCCACAGGGCGGAGTCTCGACCTGAACCCGGCGCGGGCCAACACCGCAAAACTCGGTGATGCCATTCGTGAGGTGTTTGGCCGGGTGCGTATCTACCCAGATTATGTGGTGCAGCCGGTTACCCGGTTCGATGCCGCCGATCCTACGAAAATGCGCGTCCAGATGCTGCTGTGTCTCGGTGTCGGTGATCTGATTTATACCAATGGCGATATCAGGGTTGGCAGTACGCCAGCTTCAACGCTGCCGGGTTTCAGCAGCATCCATTACCCGCCAGGAGCGGAAGTTTCCGGCGATGAGCGCAGTGAAAACTGGGTCAACAGTACGGAGGTCGGCGGGACATCATCCGGTACCGGACTGGATATGGCCCAGACGTCGCCGGACGCAGACGACATTATCGCAGACAGCATGACCGTCTCCGGATCGAGCGTGACGTTTACCGGGCTGGATACGGATGATGATGACGATAATGACGAGAACGATAACGCGCTGCCGCCCAGCTGGGTCGCTGGCGCCGTGGTCGAACTGAAAGCCCCGGCGAACTACCAGATCACCACGGCGGCCGGATACAGTGTTATCGCCAGCCCGCTGCTGACGGAGATCGCGCCGGTAGTAGGTATGCCGGTGACGCTGGGGTTTAACTCTGTCGATTACGATCTGTTTATCGCGTCATATACCCCCGGTCAGGCTGCAGTGCCCGGCACCGGGGGGAGTGCGGCAAAACTCCAGGCCAGTGCGGCCCCGACCACCTACGATTTTTCGACCAGCTCCAGCACGTTCACGATCACCTGGCAGGGGGTTACCTACCCGGTGTCGCTGGTGGCTAACTACGTCTCGATGTCGGGACTGCTGGCGGCCATCACCGAGGGACTCACTGGCTCCGGCCTGGTTGCGCAGGACAACGGCGGCACCGTACTGATAACCGAGGCGGCCAGTCCGTTCGCGGGTGGGGCGATCACGTCCTCTTCGCTGCCTGCAGCTGTTTTCGGTGATGCCCCGGTTTACACCTCCGGCACGGCATCAACCGGCGGCAGCCCGGCGGTAACGGCGAATGTGACGCTTGCCTATAACAGCGCCTCGGGAACGGGCTTTTCCGGCATGCCGGAGGGGGTACAACGGCTTTCACTTGCTCACCGCGGGAATGAGTACCGCATTGTCTCTACCGACGGCACGACGGCGACGGTGGCGCGCCTGGTTAATGGTGCCGTTGATGAGTCATGGCCGGGATTCACCGCCCGGACGATGATCGACTATGAGGCCACTGGTCTTAACGACACGCTGAGCTGGCTTGGGCCGTTCCTGGTTTGCCCTGAAAATGAGACCGTCGATATGTTCGAGGTGAATTTCTCCTTCCCGAACGGCATCTGTGGCTTTGACAGTAAGGGCAAAAAGCGGATCCGCCACGTGGAGTGGGAGATTCAGTATCGCGTCTACGGTTCCGGATCGGGGTGGGTGAGTCACCAGGGAGAGTATGCGCTTAAAAACGTCAACGGGCTGGGATTCACTGAGCGGATCACCCTCAGCTCACCAGGGCTGGTAGAGGTTCGCTGTCGCCGGCGCAATGAGCAGGGCTCAAACAACGCCAGGGATTCGATGTACTGGCAGGCACTGCGCGGGCGACTACTGACGCGCCCTTCATCCTATCCCGGCGTGTCGCTGATGGCGGTGACCGTTGAGACGGGGGGCAAATTGGCGGCTCAGTCGGACCGCCGCGTAAACGTTGTGGCCACGCGGGCCTATGACTCAGGAACGGCCAGAACCATTTCTGGGGCGCTGCTGCATGTCGGGAACTCGCTGGGACTGGAGATGGATGTCGACACCATCAACGTGCTGGAGTCTGCATACTGGACGCCACGCGGCGAGTATTTCGACTTTGCTACCGGCGACAGTATCTCAGCGCTGGAAATGCTGCAGAAGATAGCCAATGCCGGGAAGTCACGTTTTCTGCTGAGTGATGGCCTGGCGACGGTCAACCGTGAGGGGATTAAGCCCTGGACTGGCGTGATCACTCCGCATGAGATGGTGGAGGAGCTGCAGAGCGGATTTACCGTACCGTCCGACGATGATTTTGATGGCGTCGACGTGACATACATCAACGGGACTACCTGGGCAGAGGAGACCGTTAAATGCCGGACGCCTGATAATCCCACGCCGGTGAAAATCGAGAACTACAAACTCGATGGGGTACTGAATCAGGATCACGCCTACCAAATCGGGATGCGCCGCCTGATGAAATACCTGCAGCAGCGGGTGACGTTCCAGACCACTACCGAGCTGGACGCGCTGTGCTACAACACGGGCGATCGCATAGTGCTCACGGATGATATTCCGGGTAACAACACGATTTCCTGTCTGGTGGAGGCGATGACAACGGCTGGTGGCGTGACAACGTTCACCGTTACGGAGCCGCTGGACTGGTCTTACGAAAATCCCCGCGCGCTGATCCGCTATCAGGATGGCTCTGCATCCGGGCTGATGGTGGCAAGCAGGGTGGGTGATTTTCAGCTGTCAGTCCCGCACCTGAGCGAGTTTGATGATCCGATGAAGGTTGACCTGTCGTCGGCAACCATTGAGCCGATCCGCCTGGTGTTCTGCGGCTCAACGCGCCATGTCTACGACGCCATTGTAGAGGAGATCGCTCCGCAGTCAGACGGAACCTGTCAGGTCACCGCTAAAGAATACCTCGAATCGTTCTACCAGTACGACGACGCCACATACCCCGGCGACGCTGCTTAATACCAAAAAAAACCTTTCAACTTTATCTTTCGCTCAAACCCTCGTTTGGGCGAACGCCTTTTTTGGAGCAAAAAACATGGCCTTTGATCCGCCTCTTGGGAGCACGTCGCCCGCGGTGCTGCTCGATAACGCCACCCGCCTGGACGAACTCGTTAACGGGCCGGCCGGTACGGTTAACGACCGTGCCGGGCAACCGCTGGACTCCTGGCGCCAGATTCTGGCGATGGTCGCCGCAGCTATTAGCGACGCGCAAAATAGCATCACTGCAATTGGCCTGCCGTTCACCACCCTGGCCGAAGCTCAGGCTGCAGCAGATGATGGGAAGATCCCGGTCGGGGCTGTTACCTGGGTGCGCAGTACTGATGGAAGTTCACTGGCCGATGAGTATATGAATACAGGCGGCACATTACAGGCTACCGGCCGTAAGATGCTGTCCTATGATTCTCTAAAAAATCTGCTGCCTTTAAATGACAACACAATATTTCTGACATCTGATCCGGATGGCGGAGATTTCCCGTTTGCTGAAAATTATGATCGGCTAGGTCTTGATGCTAACAGAGATGTGATTTTTTACTGGAAGGGCCGAAACTTTACAACGCTTCTCAACTGGTCTTTTCCGTTTATAGCTACAAGGGAATTTAATCTTAACGGAATGGCGGTATCAGAGCGCAACATTCTGGATGTGGAAGATAAGGAGAATATTGAGGTTCTGAGTCAGGTTCGTTTATTTAAAGCAATGGACTCAGAAAATTATCCCTTTGCAGAATCGTTTGATTATATCGCGAAAGATTCTATGGAAAATATGATGTGGGCCTTTCGTGGTGATGTCTACTTCAATTACATGAAGTGCGTCTATAGAGAAATTGACGTTGCGAAACTTTCCGTTAATGGTGTTTCACTTGATGTTAATGCGATATTGCCGACCGAAGACGCCCAAAACCTTACCCGGCTGAGTAACGCTTCTCAGTTTCAGGATAGCTCTGCATTCCCGTTTAATCCGACCGCATGGACAGTATTTGATAAAAACCGGGATGTGATTTTTCGGGTGGAGGATTACTGGAAAGCGCTTGAAAATATTAAAGCATTGCAGGACGAACTGGCGAAGTTGTCACCGCAGGCTAACCCGCTATTACCGTTCGCAGACGTTACGTCAGGGTATTCTCAGATTTTTGCGTATAACTCTGAGACCGGGGATCAGGTTCAGGTTACGAACGGAGAGAGCAACGAGACAGCGCCTCGGCCCGATGGTGCCGACCGTATCGTCTGGCAGTCTGACCGCGCTGACCCGCCACCCGGCGCACTGTTTTACGCACAACTGCCGGACTTTACGCCTCATGCGTATATTGCACGTAAAAAAATCGTGGGATGGGGGCACTCGTTCATCAACAACGGCGCGTTTCTTAACCGGCTTCACGCGCTGACTGGCCTGCCAACGTACAACTTTGGTCTGAGCGGACAGACCAGCGACGCCATCGCCGCCCGCCAGGGTGGTGCGCCAACATATTACGCGCCTGTCGGTGGTGTCATTCCTGAGTCAGGTGCGGTGACACTGACTCCCGCGGTACCTGGCCCATGTCGTTCTCTTGCTGCGCCAGTCAATCTGTCATGCCGTCTGGCTGGTGTGGACGGGACATTCGCCTGGGATGGAACTAATGCAACGTTTACGCGACAGTCTCCGGGTGATGCAGTGGCCGTAGCGGTACTGGTGCCGTTATATGTCTACCCGATAACGACGGTTAACGTCAGCGGAAGCATTCCAGCCGGTACACTGTATGAGGAGCACGACGAGTGCATGAATCTTATCTGGCCCGGCCGTAATAATTTAAACCAGACAGATTTAATTATGGAAAATGTCGATTCCATAGTGAAAAACCTCAAAAATATTGGACAGAAATTTTTGCTCCTGGCTGAGTTTAATTCATCCGCTGAGCCTACTGGGTCAACCGGGTTCAATCAAATGACTGAATTGAACCACCGTTACCAGGATAAATACCCGGACTTCTATTGCGCTGTTGGTAATGTAGATATCAGACAGAATTTTATTAACCACGCTAATCCCGCCTCTTCGGGTGACATGGAAGACGTTGCGGCGGGGCTAACACCTCGCTCATTGCGCTACGATCCCCTTCATCCGTCGCAACAGATTAATGGCAATGGTGGTTCATTGACACCAGAACTGGCGCTGGATTACGGCGCAAATGTAAACGCAACTTTTACACGTGATGTTTTGAATAATAAAGGGTGGTTATAATGGGGTTAATCCAGATTTATAATGACGTAGAAGCTAACACGGGTGTAAAACATTACCCGGATCGTTCTATCAATACCGGTACAAAGGCCGTCTATGATGCCGGAGCTGGCGGTATATATGGCGGCGCAAAAGACGTCTCTGCCGGCGCTGAAATCTACAGTCTGACGTTTTCTGACTCATACGCGACGTTTTCAAAGTCGCATTTATACCAGAATGGTGGGATGCGTTTTGTTGGTGTAAATGGCGATACTTTTGATTTGCCAGCAGTAGCCGCACCTCAACCAGGGGATAAGCACTGGCTTATTACTCAATGGCTTAAAATAGACAATTTTGGCGTAGGTACTGTGGGCGTCAATAATCAGACGTTCAGTTTTTCCACTTCAAATCTGAATTTAGCGACAGCGTCTATGCTTGGCATGGCTATTACAGCCGTTTCCGGGGCATCGCCATCGGCTATCTCCCTGTATGTGCGAGGTCGGCAATATGCACTCGCGTCCCAGCTGGCACCGCTGTTCAACGGGAGTCCGCACCAGCTTGCTGTGGAGTGTCAGGTCAGCGCTGACAATACGCAACAGCGTATCTACGTCTACCTCGATCAGGTGCAGGTATACGCCTCGGGTTGGCAATCTGTAGCGACAACAGTACCGGCAACTCCGACGTATCGCTATATCGGTACATCCGGTTCGTTCCCGGTTGCCTGGACAGGCAGTTTCTACCGCTACCGGAAAGATGATCTGACGGCCACCGATAAAGCAGTCACTTACATTCTGGTCGCTGATAAGGACGTTGCCGGAGACCGTTTTTCTTAATAGAACAACGGCTTTCAACTGCGATAGGAATTGATAGGCGAGGCTTCTATTGATCTGACTCCTCGATAAAATTACTGTGTGTATAGCCAGTGTTTAACCAGGAGGCAATCATAATCCATCCAAAAATCAGAGAGACGTTCTTCGCCTCTATCTTTCGCAACCTGAAAAGTACCATTACCTGTGTACGCGGGGTTTTGTCTGCGCAGCCTGCATCGCCTGATGTGTTAGCTATCTGGAGTCCTCTAATGGTACGGAACAGAAGAGGCTTTTTTATCTGGATAGAGTTCTTGCTTACAAGGGAGTATGGACGGGGAAAATAGCTAATTCAGTGATGGCTATTAACCTCAATGGCATCGGCTCAAACTTGGCGGACACTACGCTCTTTACAGGGATATTATACCGAGAGTGAATTTACTGTCTGACGCTGGTCAGCAAAAATGCGATTGCAGATTATTGCTGGGACGATGGTGGCTGTAAAAGGTAGATCTAGTTAAAAATATCCTCCCGAGATTCTTCGGGGGGATGTCTGATAATGGAGTGCAGCCAGAAATCATAACGCGTGTGATTTTTTATCTGTATTCTTTTGTTATTTCTTCGTTTGTTAGTTTTGATTGTAAAAAATATTTTTCTCAATGGTATCTGCGGCACGCATTAATTGTTCGCCAATTGCTAATGCTAGCTGAGCATCGATAGGGCATATAAATTCTTTGCCAGATTCATGTTTAAGTACTAACATGACAGTTCCTGAGTTACCATCTTTGTTGGGGATAGCGGCAACTCCAAAGTTATCAATTGAAAGGACCTCTTTTTCCATTATTTCATTTAAGAATCTAATTTCTTCATTAAATTCCATGCTTATATCTCCTCAATAGCTAAATGGTTAATGGTTCGCTTTGTTTTATAAAAAGAAACGTGTTTTAAGGAAGGTTTGGATTTAACTAAGGTAATTATTTTTTCCATGTCAAATTTATCGCATCTAATTCCAAATATTATACCCTTTAGTATGCTGCTGGGGAAGGGGAATGTATGGATGTCATTCTTCCAATTCATGTCTTTATTATCAATCACATACTCCACTCGTCGCCATTCATTTTGAGTTTTCCATTCATCAGTTTTAATAAAGAAACGCTCAGAAGGAAAGCGAAATGCATAATCTTCTGCAGTCAGTGGTCGGTAAATAATTGGTGCAAAATAACCAGCTGTAGAAATTCTATCTCTGTTGGAAATAAAATACATTGACCGAGTATTGATCACCATACATATGCCTCGATGGTTGTCGCCATAACTAGCCCACATCGTCTTACTGTTTAAATTTTCTGTCAATGACAGCGCTAACGGTCTGGATATATTATCAATAGTATGCAGGAATTTTTTGTTAAAAATATTGCTTGTGTTGTTTGGGTTGATTATAGCTATATCATCTTGAATTGTTTCACCAACTCTACGCATTTCCAATCGCATTGATTTTATTTTATCTAAGCGAATTAAATCTTCTTCAGAGTGATGTGTATTGATTAAAATTGTCGGCCCATCCTCAAACCCAGGAAGCATACTGGATATTTCATCGCGGCATGGGGACTCTTCAAAAACATCATCAAGAACTTCCCGTTGAGAATATCTGAAACAACAGTCCCCTATAATTTTTATTGCTGAGTCAATGGATGTGTATTTATAAAGAAATTGTGGTGGGGTTCTTTTGGGCGTGAAAATAGCTAGTCCTGACAGCGTAGGGGTTGTTGCGTATCTGTCTATTAGTTCCTTAACTTTATTTGTTAGATCAGAGGTGCGTGTTTTTCTTATCTCATTCATTACCTATTTCCTTTAATACAATTTATTGGATGTGTATTTATCGGTTTAACATGCCTCTTCATCCCAAGTAAATGACCATTTTATTGGCTCGCGAATTAATTTTAATGTGAAGACCTCTTTTTTATTAAAATAAAACGTTTTTTTTATACGATGATATCCTTAAAATTCTGCATTTTTCCTATTATAGGATCTTTTTTTCATCCTTACTATTAGTTAATTGATATTTTTTTAAGATCAGATATGCCATTAAAGAGTAGCTAAACTGCAGTGAGGTTTGGGAAAGATAAACACTTGTTATCAGGCACAATGGCCTATCTTCAAACGAGCCTTGGTTGGCCTAGCCGCAGCGAGGGAGCAGGGGAGAGTCGGCGGCCGCCGCCGGGTAATGACTGAAGAAGTGGTGGAGCGATGCCGCAGAATGCTGGAGAACGGCGCTACCCGGCACCAGATCGCAGATGTGATAGGGGTGGGAGTGAAGACGATCTACAAATACTTTCCTGCTGCCGTCCGCGATCAAGGATTCCTGCCCTTCCCGTGATATGTAACATTTGAGATAATAAGTACTTTCAGTTTTGAAAACAGTTTGGTTTGTTCGTGAACGGTAAGAAAACAATAAGTTTTGAACAATTTTTAACTATTAACAGCAATCTTGTTTCCATCTCAGATACATGGGCAGACTTGTGGGCGTTAATTTTTCACACAGGTTTAAGCGCTGGAAGGCTGCTGAGTATTCGATATGATGATATTGATGATGGCTTGATACTGATACGAAAACAGGGTCACCTGAAGGAGCTATGTGTTGAATCAACCCCTCCAGTGGAGGGGATCATTGCTCGTAGAAGAGAACGCTATCCAGAAGATGTTTTTTTATTTCAGAGCCATTCTAACCGTGTGAAGTACCAACGCCGGCCGGTCACTATAATTGCTTTCAACGCCGCTTTACGTCGCGCCGCTAGATCATTACCAGACGTTAACGTAAGCAGTAGTAGCGCGAGAAACATATCGGACTAACCGCCTGTCCAGTCGCGTGTGGCCGATGTGACAGGCGTGGGGGTGAAGACTATTTACAAATATTTGCCAGTACAATACGGCGATAAAAAATCCCCTTGAGCAGGCACACTCAAGGGGAAAATACTACATAACATCATTGCTGTGTGCGTCTTTGCGCTCGTCTATCTTCCAAGAATATGCCTAAAGCTTCCAGATATTTCTGGTCTGAGCAGTTAAATCATGGGGTTGGTGGCCGATGTGATAGGAGGGGGAAAGATGATTTATAAATATTTCCCGGATAGCACACCGCATGAACCAGGATGAGGATTTGGTGTAGAATCCCACCCGTTAGCAGTATGCAAGAGTTACTGGGTGGGACTGGGCACAGTCAGGGGAGCATTATCTGCGATGATAATTATTTTTTGTTTTTCTGCAACTTATCGAATTTCTCATGCAGCGTTTTCGGAAATAGCTCAGTGTAAACCTGCCACAAGATATTAAGCGAACGATGGCCAGTGACCTGAGCCACTTCCTCAATGCTGAATCCCGCCTCAAACAGACGGCTTGCTCCTTCGCGGCGTAGGTCGTGATACCTCAAATCCTCAATTCCTAATTCGTCACGAACGCGCCGATACATGGCAGTTATGCTTTTGGGATTGAACGGGAACACCCGTGCGTCAACCCGGGGCTGCAATTTCAGTATTCTCCAGGCATCTCCAAGTAAGGGAACTAACATATGGTTGCCAACCTTTTTTCTGGGATCCTTTCTATCTCTGACGATAACTGAACGTTGAATTTCGTCTACATCATCCCAGAGGAGACGACAAACCTCGCCAACCCTCATGCATGTAAGTATGGAAAACATAAATATTTGGTGTAATGGCGCCCCGGTGTATGCCGTTTCGGCCTTAACTTTAAGAACTTCATATAGTTGATCAACCTCAGAAGCACTTGCTCGGCGACTGCGGCGCTGTGATGGGCCTGTGATTCTCATGTTTCTCAGCCAAACTTTAGCGTCAGATAATTCGTTCAAATTAGCACTGGCGCCGAAAAGAGGTCGTGCCGCTTCAAGCGCAACACTTAAATATGATACGTCCTGAGAGATAGTGGAAGGTGCAAGCCCTTGTGCTTTCCTGGTCTGGCAGTGCTCGATGATATGTTTTGAAGTCAACTCCGTGAGTTTAATGTCTGCCAGAAAAGAGCGGCCAAGGGTGCGGAGTGAGCTTCTTTTCGAAGCGCCGATTGTAATGTTTGGGTGATTTTCATACTGAGTCAACAGATCACCAATAGTTACAACAGAGTTTGCTTTCGTCGGTTTTTCTGACTCGGGAATACCGTGCTCTTCAATGTATGCCACACGTTTAGCACCCCATGATTTCGCAAGGGTATTTTTGGGGAAGGTTTTGTTCTCTCGGTGGACGTACTTACCATTTTGTTTAACGGCTACAGTACAGCGATAACGAGCAGTGCCATCACTGCGCAATCTTTTCTCAATGGTGAAAAAAGCCATATCCAAACCTTCAACTGTGGGGTGCTGTGTGGGGTGCTGATAACAACATAATGGGTTAAAACGGGAGAAAATAGACTAAAATATAACTGTCTTAATATCCAGTTATATTTTATATGATAATGATTTTATTATATATATTTCAATGGTGTGAACTTGTGGCTACGATTGAACATCGCCACGAACTGCGCCAGCGGGAAGACCATCACGATAAACCCGGCCATCTCTTTCATCGGCTCAATCATCAGCTGCGGCAGGTCGGCCTGGCGGCGAATTTTGCCGGTGGCGATGCCGTATGCCAGCGACACGACAAAGAAGAAAAAGATAATCAGCGGCACGATGCCTTTGATAAACGGCGAGGGCATGACTGTGTGTTGAACCGGGTCGCGAAGAATACCGTTCTCGGGGACTACCATCAGGGCGACGACCGCCACGAATACCAGCGTTGCCACGCCGGCGATGCGCAGGCCGAAACGCTCCTCGGGCGTCAGGGTCTGCAGCTTTTCATCACGACTGCCTTGCCACTGCCCCAGCCGAGGCTCCACCAGCTTATCGGTGATCAGTCCGCCGACGAGCGTCAGAACGATCACCGAGGTCGCCATAAAGTACCAGTTGTCGATCACGCTGACGTGCAAAGAGGCATCGATGGATTTTGCCGCCTCGGTGCTGATCCCCGAGAGCAGTACGTCGGTGGTGACGATCAGTAAATTGGCGGTAAAGCCGCAGCCCACCCCGGCAATCGCCGCCAACAGGCCGGCGACAGGATGCCGACCGACGGCGAGGAACATCAGCGCGCCCAGCGGCGGCATAATTACCAGCGCCGCGTCGGAAGAGATATGGCTGAAGAAGGCGATAAACAGCACCATATAGCTGGCATAGCGGGCGCTGACGTGAGAGGCCATCTTCACCATCAGCGCGGGTAACAGACCCACCCGCTCGGCGAAGCCGGCGCCCAGCACCAGGGCGAGGATCGCCCCCAGCGGCGCGAAACCGCTGAAGTTTTTAATGACGTTGGGCAAAAACCAGTGCAACCCTTCCACGCTGAGCAGATTTTTGACCACCACCCGTGAACCATCCGTAGGGTTCTGCACCCCGACGTTGAAGGCGGAAAGTATCGCCGTGGCCGCGATCAGCGCCACGATAAGATAGATAAACAGCAAAAACGGGTGCGGGACTTTGTTACCGATCTTCTCTACCCAGCCATAGCGCTTTCCGCCGGGGGAAGACGACGGTATGGATGACATACTCAT